GACCTCCGCAAGCTGATCGAGGAATCGAAATGAGCATCACCTACTACCGCCTGATCGGTGTCGCCGCGATCCTATTGGCGTGGGCGGTGTTCGCGTTTTGGGAGTGATATTGATGGCCGATGTAAAAGCGAAGCGAGTTGCCGACTTCGATTCGTGCAACGATCCTGGCGAGTTCTTCCTGACTGTTCAGGATTTCCCTGATCCAGAAGCAACCCGCAGGTTGTCGTTTCGATGTCCATGCGGATGCGGCGATCTCTGCGGAATTACTGTCCGCAATGATGGTCAACAATGTCCTGGCGCGTGGGGTTGGGACAAAAACGAAGAACAACCGACCACGACGCCAAGCATTAACATCGGCAATGGACATTGGCACGGTTACTTGACGGCGGGAGTATTTCGATCATGCTGACCGTCATTCAGGCAACTCTGCTCTGCCCCGCAATGGAGGTTAAGCCCTACGGCATCCACCTCAAGCGAACCGCCATCGAGAACATGCAGGGAACCTTCCCGCTGCCGGACGGCACGCCGATCAAGATGATCGTGACGATCCCTGAAACGATGGTGCGATGGAAGCACGTAGGCATCTGGCAGGTAGACGCCTGCATAGGGCAGGGCAAGGACGCGGCGGGAAATAGCTTCGTCGTCAACCTGATCCCTGAGCCGGTCGTGGTGGACTTCGCAACGCTGACGGTCGTGGCCAAGAAGATCGTCTGCCCCGACTCGACGCTATACTTGCCGAGCGGCCTGGTGTTCAATGGGCCGACCACATTCCCTAACGCGGCATTTTCGCTATTCACCGGACAGGCGGCGGAAGTGACGGCTACGAGCGAGTTGACGCTGCAAGGAGGGACGCCATGAGCGAAGCATGGAAATGAAGGGCAATTACATACTTGGCTCATCAAGAGGCTGAATCGTGTGGATAATTCCTTCACAACTATCGAAGTTTGCAGCGGCATCGGCGGACTCGGATTGTCCGTCCGACTCGCAATGCCAGGCGTTCGCACGCTCGTTCACTTGGAGAGGGAAATCTATGCCGCCGAAGTTCTGGCAACGCGCATGGAAGAAGGGCGGCTTGATCCGGCGCCTATTTGGACGGACCTTACCACCTTCAAAGGCAAAGGCTTTCGCGGTCTCGTGGATTGCGTCGTTGCGGGAATCCCTTGCCAGGGAAACAGCATCGCCGGAAAGCGTGAACTCGAACGCGATCCAAGAAATCTCTGGCCCGCCTTGCGGCGAACCCTTCGCGACGTGGGAGCGCCATTCCTCTTCCTGGAGAACGTGCCAGGGATCGCTATTCCAGAGCGCGGAAAGCAGCTTACAGCTCCCATCGTTCGGATACTCGGAGAGCTGGCCGAAGACGGGTACGATGCGGAGTGGATCAGTGTGGCGGCGGAAGACGTTGGAGCGCCCCAGCGGCGGGAACGGTTCTTCCTCTTGGCCTACGCCGCGAAGTTCGGAGCACAAAGAGCCGGTATGCAGCGACGAAGCGAAGGCCCTGGGCTTTCGGGCGTTGTGCGAAGAGGCGAGCAACTGGCCATCCCCCAGAGCCGAGGACTCCGAAAGTTGCGGCAACCACCCCGACGCGATGGACAGTCTGACGGGCGCGACGAAGTGCTGGCCGACTCCGACAAAAAACGCGAATCTGGATTGTCCCTCGGAACGGGCACGCCATTCGCCAGCAGCAGCAGCAGCAGCAGCAAATATCCTCATGGAGAATCTGGAAACGGAATCGCTGTGGAACAGCCCGACATCGCACGACGGCAGACGGCCGGGAGTGGACGAGACATCGACGCAGGGGGCCAATCTGAATCGCCAAACGGGAACGTGGCCGACCCCACGAGCGGAGGACTCGGAGAGTTGCGGCAACCATCCGGGGAAGCAGGACAGCCTGCGGGGAGCGATCGAAGAATTTGCACGACCTGCAAAGGAAGCGGACTTGTTTTCCGGCGTATCAGCGATGAACATCGAGGAACCTGTCCCGACTGCCTCTTCGGAGTTGTGGCCGACGCCAGCAGGGATGGCGGGAGTGGATGCGACGGGCAAGCAGGGGCTGGGCGGGGAGTTTGCGAAGTCGGTGGAGCAGACGATGAGCCAATGGGCCACGCCAAGAAATCAAATGTCAGCGGGAACGAAAGAAGCGACATGGGCACCTGGGGAGATGCCGAGAAACAAGGACGGCGAGCCGATCACGACAACGATCACGGACCAAGTGCGGATATTTCAGGAATCCCTTACTGGCCCCCAGGCCCCGCCGCCAGAGCCGAATGGGAGCGCATCCTTGCCGTCAGGCCCGACCTCGCGCCCGCGACTCAATCCGCGATTCGTGGAGTGGCTACAGGGGTTGCCGATGGGATGGGCAACGCTCCAAACAGTCGAACCGATGAGCTTCGCGCGCTGGGAAATGCAGTCGTCCCGGCTTGTGGCGCGGTTGCTTTTTGCGTTCTGTGGCAGCGGTTTTTCGGCTGATGAGTCAAGTATATGATTGCCCTCGCAAACACAAGCAGCCAAGTTTCATTTGGGTAATGACATACTTGGCTCACCACGGATTACTGATTCATGCGAGGGCGAAAATGCTGGCTAAATTCATCATCGCTTGTGCTTGCGTTGCTTGCGGCGTTTCTTCGCCCGCGCCTCTTCGCGCAGCGCCTTGTCAAGTTCCGATTTCGGAACTTGGACAAGTGCGGCCATCGCCTTATCGAACGCCGTTGCTTCCTTGGATTTTGCCATCACTCGATCCCCATAAAACCCGCCGTGCCGGTCTTGAGTGCCAAGCGGATTCGATGGTCCATGAACCAGGCCGTCTTTTGCGTAACGCCAAGCGCCCGATGAATCTCGTAGCTGCTGACGCCGTTCTTGGCATTGATGACGCACCAGATCGCGATGAACCACTTGTCGAGACCCAGGGGGGAATCCTCAAAGATCGTGCCGACCTTGACGCTAAACTGTTTCCGGCATCCCTTCGCGTTGCAGCGCAACATACATCGCGTGGCAATCGAGCCGATGGTAATCACATACTTGACGCATCAAGGGAGGTTGGTCCGTGAAAGCCTACATCCTGGCGGAAGCCGATTTTGAAAAACTGCTGGCGAACATCGACCGCGATCCGAGGTACGGGATGCTGGGCGGAAGTTCATCGACGTTGACGAAGGAAGAGCAAGAGGCGTTCACGTTGGCGCACAAGCATTTCAATTACTGGATTCGATCTTGGATCGACGAGGTTAAGAAGTAATGGACAGAACTTGCACAATCTGCGGGACGCAATTCGATGTTCAATGGTCTGGCGAATGGCAAGGACAGCAAACCGATCTTTGCTTTGATTGCTGGGATGGAATTGTAGGCGATGCCAGCGAAATGGACAGCGACGACTGCGAAATATGCGGCGCTGATCCGCACGACGGTTGCGATTGTCACGACACGGTATGTGGATTCCCGGAAAACTGCCCTGGTGATTGAATAGGAGAAAATCTATGAGTGAAGCAAGAAAACGTAATTCGACTGGCCACGAAAGGGAAGCTGCGGAGTCGCTGCATCGTCAACGGTTCCCGGACGCCAAGTTGGTCGAGATGCAAGTGCAAGCCTACCGTGATGGATTGGTTGACGAGGTTTGCCTGAAGTGCAACACGACATTCCTTGCGTGTCACCACTTCGTTAGGTGCAATGAAGCGGACTGCCCGATGAAAGGGAACCAATTTGAAAAGTTGGCGGCATCTATTTTTCAACTCGAAGAAATCAAGGACGATAGGAATCCGAAAGACGACCGCAACGAGTTTCCGCCGCTCGACATCAAGTGCGACCACAAAGCCGGATCGGAGTATTTTTGCAAGGAATGCCGACCAGATGAGTTCCTCCCGGAAGTATTGGTAACGTGTTCTAGCGAACCGTTCACAGGCCCGCAAACGGTTGAAGAGGCGACGGCGTTTCATCACGGGTTCATTGCTGGATTGACGGCATACGCACGTCAGATCAAGCATTCCACTTTGAAGACCGACAACTGCATTCTTGCGGACCTGATGACAGAGCAAGGATGGAAGACGATTGAGATATTTGAACGGCTGACAGGAAAGAAGGTGTAACCGACATGGACTATCACGGTTGCCCGATTGAACCTTACGACTGGAACAACGGGGATGGAAACCACGAGGAAGGTGACGAGTGTCCAGATTGCCAGGGAAGCGGCGAGTTGCAATCAATCGTTGACGATCTTCTTCGCGTGCGTGAATGCTCTCGATGCCAAGGAACTGGCTCAGTCATGAAGGAATACGAACCTCTGGATGACGACTACTTTTGAGGAGTTGACATGAGCGCAGACCAGTACAACCTGATGATGATTTACATGCGTGGGTGGTTTTGTTCAGCGGCGGTTCAGCCAACGCCGGCGGGAATGCAGAACGACGAAGATTTCATGGCCGGATGGAACGACGGGAGAGAAGCAAGACGACGGGCCACTAAAGATGCCGAGATCAAGTACGGCGCGAAGTTCGCGCTAGTGAAAGCCCAGACGGGCCTTGATGCGTCAAGTATGTGATTGCCGAGCCGATCTTGTCGCTACCACACTTCGGGCAGACGATCCGGCCATCAGACCATTTCAGCTTGACCATGTAGTTATGGCAGACCGTGAGATCAGCGTAGTGCTTCACAGCTTCGATCAGGGTTTGGGGTCCGTCTGCGTTCATTCAACTGTCCTTTTCAAAAGGCATTTTGTCGGTTTGCCAGAATGTCGTTTTTGGTGTGCAGATCATGTAACTTTTCTGAAAGAGAAGCACGGCCAATCGTTCGGCAAGTTCCTTTGCCTTCCCGGTCAATTCATCCAGCGTGGAAGGGAATCGCGGATAGTTTTCGATTCCAACAATGAAGCCGCTTTCTTCACCACCGGAGTAGATGTACGCCGTTGGCGTCACCGTTACGCACCAGCCGCGAGCCCAACAAAAACCACGGATGATCTGCTTGGCCTGGGCGATGTCCCCGGCCATGTAGATTGTGATGCTGATTCGTTCGCATTCTTTGGCTACGGCATCTTGAGAGCTAACGGCAATCGCGGCTTCTGCTTCCTCGGCTCTCTTCCTCCATGCGGCGTGCATCGTCTGTTCTGTTTGGAGAGCGATCCGCCAACGCAATCCGCAGGTGCAATCGTCGTCGCTGTTCGGCGTCCTATGTGGGCAATTCATGCCGTGTTCAAGTGCAACTGCTTCCGTCGATTTCTTCTCATCAATCACGGTTCACCTTTAGCAACAAGTTCCGCTCTGGCATCCACCGTACAAGCCGCCGTTGTCGTCGTCTGGATTCAACGTAACCATTCGCAGCGGCATCATGCTCTTATGCAGGAAAGCGTGGGGATCGACTTCGCGGACCATTTCATCGGTCTGGCAGGCAAGCTCCCACTCTTCGGGAGTCAGTTCGGCCCACTCCGCGTCTTGCTGGTTCGGACAATGCCGACACCGCGAACGTGGCGGGGCTGGCCATCCTTGACGCTCTACAGCCATCAGGCAACCGGCAACGCGAGTGCAGAGGACATCGAGCAGGGGATACGTCGGCCCGTACCACAAGGCCCGCGCGACACCGCGACGGCCCGCCTCATCCTTGCTGATGCCAGTCCAGCAATTTACCCCGCGATCTTTCCACCCAGGTTGTTCAGCGGCCCAGCGCTTGACGACTTCTCGCTTCCACTCCCCGCTGCAAAACTCTGGCAGCTTGGAGTTCTCGCCCGATTGGTTCGTGTAGACCGGCAAGAGCGTGGAATCGCCGTCTGCGCCGCCCCAGAAGTCTTTCGTCGCGTACTTCTTTCGTGGAATGGCTGTGAACGGGATACCCAGCGATTCCATTGCGGGGCGGATGTAGGCGTTGACGTAGGCCCAGACCGTCCGCACTTCCCATTCCAAGGCGACCATGACGACATGATCCGGCCTGGGGAGCAAGCCTTCCTTGATGAAGGCCGCGATACCGGCTGACTGCCGACCGCCGCCACAAGACCAAAGTTCGATGCGTTTTTCTGTCATGCTCATACTCTCGTTATAGGCAGCGGAGCGTGGTGAGTCAACTATATTATTGCCTTCATTTGGGTGATTATCCACTTGACGCACCACGCCCCGAGCCTTTCGGGACGGCAAGAAAACTATTTTCGGGAAAATCCGAAAATAACTAGACTATACGCTTGACTCATCGACGCTATCCGGTATAATTAAGGTGTCGGGTGAGGAACTCGACCGGCAACCCTGGCCGACCCGGGGCACGAAAGGGAAAAACCATGTCGAACGAAAAAAGCATCACTTGGACCGCACCGGCCGGCATACTCGGCGGCGGGACGTTCACCGGCGGTCGCATCGTCCAGCAGGACGGCGAGACGATGGTGGATTTCGGCACCCAGACCGTCGGCGGGGCGAAGCGGACGCTGAAGGTCCGAATCGCGGATAAACCGGAACTCGCGGCCAAGGTCCGAGAAATTGTGGCTGAGCAGAAAAAAGCGGCCGACGCAAAAGCGGCCGAAGAAAAAGCCTCTCACGAGCGAATCGAAAACGGCACCGATCCAATCAAGGTCACCTATCACTATCACGACGGGGAATACCTGACCGGCTATGCGGTCTCTGGGTACGCGGCCGAACTCCTGGAAAAGCTCGGCCTGGCGAAAGACGTTCGCGGCTGGGGAACGCACGTCAAAAACGAAGTGATCGACGCCTTAGGCGAGAGTTTCACCTATCCCGCCGCTGTCGCCTTCGCCAAACCCGGCTTGGACGAAGAGAAAGCCAAGCTGGACGCGAAAAACGCCGAACGTCAGGCGAAGCGCCGAGCCGCGTTTGAGCAGGCCAAGTTGACCGGCCGGCCTGTCGAGATTCGGCGCTGGAGTGCGACGTGTGACGGTTCGGTCGAGGAATGTGACATCGACATTCTGAGTGAAACCGCCCAACCCGACGGCACCACGAAAATCAGCCGGAGCCACACCCATTGATTCACCGGTGAGCCGGGCGAAGGACAGCAATGGACTATCAGCGTGTGGGACTGCAAAAAGGGCAAGCCGCACAAGGCTCTTGAGCGGAAGTGTCATTGGCGGCGCGTGGCGAAACTCCCCTGTCTCAAACCGCTCGAATAGGAGGCATAAATGCGCTCGGCAAAACTTGGCGGTCTGTGTGCCCATTGTGGCCGCGAATCTGACGATGGATTGTTCTGGTCGAACAACCCCAAAGTCCTTGACTTCGGGATGCCTGGGATGGCTCCGATTGAACCTGATATGACCGTGCCGACACTCTGCGACGATTGCAATACGCGGCACAACGTCTACTCGGCATACGCTGACAGTCCAGCTTTCGCTCAGAGAATCTACTGCGCTCGCACACCGCAAGATGCCCTGCACTTGCTTGGGTGATTATCCATTTGGCTCATCAGAGTAAAACCTGTCGGGAACGTCAGGAAAGTATTTTGATAAATCTTTCAAAATAACTAGACTATACGCTTGACTCATCGACGCTATCCGGTATAATTAAGGTGTCGGGTGAGGAACTCGACGACGCGGCCCCGGCGATCAGGGGCAGGACGCATCGGAGAAAGATCATGAAGACCACGATCAGCAAGACGACATGGAACACCTATCGCACCACTGGCTACACGCACGATGTCGCCAACGATCAGGCGAGCGCCGGCGGAGTCCACCATCATCAGATTCGGCGGACGAAAAAAGGCTGGCAGAAACGCATCTGTCAGAGCAACGGGAGCCATCGGGCTTACGGGCCTGTTACGACGGTCGATGACGCGACTGGTGAGGCCATGTTCGCGACCGCTCAAGAGTTTTGATTTTTCGCCGGGCCTCGTCAGCCCGGTCCTCAATCCAGCCTGTCGAGTGTTCGGCAGCCCGTCCCTAATTCAGGAGCAATGCTATGTGTATCGTGTCTGTCCTCTCTGGCGACGAGCATCCGATGTATCGTCGGCACCCAATCGTCCACACTCAATTCGGCCATTTCGACGACCGATGGACGCCTCTTCTGCGAAAAATTGCAGAGGTCGCGGCATACTATGCCGGTGGCATCTGCCCACAGCATCGGTGGAGAATTTTGGCCGCCCTCCGATGTGGGCAGCCAAGCGATTTTTTGGTTCGGCTCAAGGCCGTCGTCAATTGGGCCAACCACGCTCCAAGCGATGTTATTTCTTTCGGCCTTAATGGTGGCCCGCTGTTCGGCGGGGATTCCGGATTTTCCAGCGCGAAAGAATGCGCGTACACTATTTACTGGCGTTTCTCGGTGATCCTCGGATCGTCTGGCGTCGATGCGTGATACTCCGAGTCCCCGCCAAGGAAACCGCTCAGGAGTGCGGACCCTTGGAACGCTTCGGCGTTCGGCCTTGGCGGGGGCGTCCTTTTGAGAGGCTACCCGATGAGCATCTCCCACAGGCGCGCCGCACGGATCATGGCCTTGTGTTCGTTCTTCCAAAATCTCGCCTGGCGGAAATCCAAGAAGCCATGACCGAGCACGCCAGCAAATCGCCGGAAGGGAAATGATCCATGAACGAGAACGGACCAAAAACCCTGATCGAAGCCGTGACGCACTTCGCCGATCTCGGCGAGTGTCACGCCTACATGATCCGCCTGAAATGGCCGGACGGGAAAATCACCTGTCCGAAATGCGGCGGGGACAAGATCGGCAACATCGCCAGTCGGTGTATGCTCCAATGCAAAGCGGCTGGGTGCCGCAAGCAATTCTCCGCGAAGGTCGGGACGATCTTTGAAGATTCGCCGCTCGGCTTGGATAAGTGGTTCGTGGCCGTCTGGTGTAGAGCCAACGCCAAGAACGGGATCAGCAGTTGCGAACTCGCGCGGGCGCTCGGCATCCGCCAGCCGTCCGCGTGGTATCTTTTGCACCGGCTCAAAGTCGCGATGGAGACTCAAGAATTTTTGCTCGCCGAACCGCACGTAGAATATCGTCCAATTGCCGGATTCCCGGCATACCGCGTTGGGAGTAATGGATCGGTTTGGTCGAAATTTCATGGCCCGTGGAAATTTCTGCATCCAACGCTGAACGGTCACGGCTATCGGTGTGTTTCGCTGCGAAGCGAGTCCGCAAGCCGCAACGTCAATGTTGCTGGAATCGTTCTCGCCGCGTTCATTGGGCCACGACCAGACGGCAAAGAGGCAAGGCATCTCGACGGCAACCGCGAGAACAATCGGTTGGATAATCTCGCATGGGGCACGCCTTTGGAAAATGCGGCTGACAAGCGCCGGCACGGAACCACTGCGAGAGGGCAGCGACAACACCTTGCACTCTTGACCGATGCACAGATTGCTGAGATTCATCGGGTCAAGGAATCCGTGTCGCGAGCTGAATTGGCCGAACGTTTTTGTGTGCCAATCCGATATATCCACCGCATCTGTCGGGGGCAACGGCAATGACCTTTGACGAATTACTCCGCGCTCTCCTGGCGGTTGGCAAGCGTGAACTTGACCGCGCGGAAAAACGATACCGGAAGAAAAAAGCAAAACGCAAAAAATCCGCGGCGAGGGGCCGTTCAAACGACTGCAGGAGGCGAAGAGAGTTCTAGGCTTGTAGGTTTCACGCCAGCAGCCAGCGCATCACGAGCCAGCAATCCAGCACGACCCATCCGTACCACAGCAACACAACCCAGAGCCCGGCTCCCAGGGCTCACATATTGCCAGCATCGTGGAAGGGTCTTGACACGGCGAAAACCTCAGACTAGGATTGAACCATGTTCCCCGTCCAATTTCAGATGATGCAGGTTATCGGCTTCATTATTGCGATCTACGCCATAGCTCGCTTGATGCAAGCCCCGATGGTCATGGGCCTCGGCGAGTTTGGCAAGGTGCTGCCGCAATGGTTGCGGGTGATTGGCGTGGGGGCTGTTTCGACGATAGCCATATTGCTGATTGGCCTCTTGGCGTTGGTGATGATCGGGATGGGGCATGAGGCGAGTAGGATGGGGCAATTCAGATGAGCGAAACCAACGGCCACTCAAACGGCAAATTCATGGGGGGTCAGGGGGAAGTTACACGTTCCGATTTGAAACTGGCCAACACCGCAATTCGCAACGAATACCAGATGACGCCGGAAATACGGCAGAATATCATCGGCCAGGCCCATACAATTCTCATGTTCTCCGATAGCGAACGCTGGCAACTTTTAGCGGCGAAAGTCCTTTTGACGGCTGATTCGATCAACGTGAAGCGTGAAGCGGTTCGCGTCCAAGAGCGGCAAACGGACGTTATGGAAGCTACGGCAGGGCTGCGGGAAGCCATGAAATCGCCAGAGGTCCGTAAGATGTTGGTTGCCTTCTCCGATCAAGTTTGTTCGCCGGTCAAGGCAATCGAGGACACCAACGGCAAACCCCATGATGCAGCTTCCTGAACTTCTTGAACGCTGCCCGCACCTTGCAAGTCCAGCAACATTAGCGTTTGCCGACACAAACGGCAAATGGCGAATGGCCCCTCATCTCGCGGTCGTCAACAAAGAGCTAGTGGACATCGGCCTCGGTCTGAATGATCGGCTCGGCGTTCACATGCCATTTCAGCACGGCAAGAGTGTTCTTTGCTCGCATTACTTCCCTGCCTGGATTCTCTTGCTTTTCCCGTTCATGCGGATCGTGCTGGCGTCTTATGAAGAACATTATTCCGGTACGTTCGGCTCGAAGGTCCGCGAAGTTATTAGGAGATTCGGTGGGCCACACGGGATCGAATTGCGTAAAGACACGAAATCAAAGAACGAATGGAACATCGAGGGGCACGGGGGCGGATTGGTCTGCAAGGGATTGAAAGGCGGCTTGACAGGACGGCCTGCCGATATGCTCATTCTGGATGATGTTATCAAGGACGCGGAACAGGCGCAATCGAAAACGATCCTCGATAACCATTGGGACTGGTATTCGACCGTGGCCTATTCGCGGCTCGGTCCTGTTGCTCCGATCATCATGGTAACAACGCGATGGGTGAAAGATGACTTGCCGGGGCGGATTTATCGGGAGGCGATGGACACGGGCGAGAAATGGCGTGTCGTGAAGTTCAAAGCGATTGCTGGCGAAAACGATATTCTCGGGCGCAAGGCAGGTGATGCTCTTTGGCCTGAACGTGTGCCGCTCAAGCGATTGCAGTTGATTCAACAAAAACGCGGGCGATGGTTCAAGGCGTGCTGGCAACAGGAACCGCCTGACGAAGAAGGGCTGCTATTTAAGCCGCAGGACTGGCCCATCTATGGATCGACGTATAGCGTGCCTAATTCATGGTGGGTGATGGAAGGGGCTACACGGCGAGTTTATTATGCAAAGGACGTGACGATTGTCGTCTCGATTGACGTTTCGCTGGGCAAGAAAAAAACGAGCGATCACACGGCAATCGAGGTATCGGGATTGCTTCCTGCAAATTCGGGTTTGACGCGGGACGGTCGAACGCTTATATTTGAGAGCATTAACGACCGCATCCGGCTAGAGCATATTGGGGGGAGATTAGCCGATGTGTGCCGCCAGTGGAACCCGAACATCGTGGCTGGTGATGACGACAATCTTTCGCAAGCGATGCTCTTGGAATATCGGCGTCATCCTGAGATTCCCGAAGTTCGGTGTATGCCAATTGGCAATCGAGATAAAAAGGTGCGGGCCTCGGCAGCGATCATCGATGGAGAAAACCATCGCGTCCATCTACCGCAAAATGCTCCGTGGCTTTCGGCATTCAAAGAACAACTTTCGTCGTGGACCGGAACGCCTGGGGAAGATGATGATATGGTTGACTGCCGATCAATCACGGCCCGCGTTGTGCAAGGACTACGCCAGCCGATAAGGGAATCACGGGAAGACCCATTGTTGTTCACAAGCGGCAAGTCCGCATGGTAAGGAGAACGCATGTTGCAGGTGAATGAAGTGGCCAGGTCCATGTCCGATGACCGGCCCACGACAAAGCTACCATTTCCGTTCAAGGTCATTTCCGCAACGATATGCGGCACGTCTGCCGTCATCGTGGAGTATCACGGCTACCGCTTCGATGGGCAACCCGTGCCGTATCAGATCGAGGTGGTTGACCCGCACAATTCCCTTGCCGAGAGAAACGTCAATCCCATCGGGCATCGGCTGTACGAAGCGAACAATCTCTTTCACGAAGTCCAGGGCCGCGTTGACGGCCTCATCAAAGAGCGGGATGATTTGCTCTTGCAGCAGATCGAAATGCGGGGCGAGAACGAGCGGTTGAGGTCGCAGGTTGCGGAGTTGCGGCGGCAGGTCGAGAACGCCAAGGCAAAGCACAAGAACGGAGCGGCTTAAATGGCAATAACTTTTTGGTCGCCGAATGCGCAAAAGATCGCGCAAGTTGCGACTCTCCAAGTGACCGCCGTAGCTAACGGTGGAACCTTGTCGGCAATCATCAATGGGAAATCCATTGTCTACACTTGCAACAATACCGACACGACCACAACGGCAGCGACCACATGGGCCGCATTGCTCCAAGCAACGCAAGGAGCCGGACCGCCTGAATTTGCTGAGGTCAATTGGACGAATCCATCGGCAACGAACATCGTCGGCACGGCAGCGGTTCCCGGCACGCCGTTCACGCTGACCAAGGCACAAGCTGGCGGGGCAACATGCACGTTGACGGCGACGACGGCAAATAGCTCGCCGTCCGATGTCGGGATTGCGGCCAACTGGAACCGTGCAGGCTCGGCAGCTATCCCGGTAAACGGCGATGATGTGGTGGTATCGGATTCGACCGTCCCGCTGCTCTGGAACCTGACCGCGTTAGCAGCGGTCCAGTTTGCGAGCTTCACGCGCTGGCAATCGTTCACCGGCACGATTGGCCTGCCGACATACAATCCGCTTGGCTATGTTGAGTACCGTCCGACTTACTTCGAGTTCATCGGCAGCGGCACGTTAACCATTACGCTTGGCATTGGTTCTGGCAACGGCCCGTCACGGGAACGGTACAACTGCCTGACTCAACACGTTGCTTTGACCGTGCTTGCCGCTGGTTCGCCCGTGGATGCGTTCTCGATTCTGTTGCTCAACGTCAACGCAAGTAGTACCGTGAGCGTCCTGGGAGCTTCGATTGGCGTAGCCGTCCAGTCTGGTGAAGTGTCAACGATAGCGTCGGCGGCATTAGACGGCGGCGGCTCATTGGTTCTGGGGAGCGGTGTTACGATTGCGGGAGGCGTGATAGCCACGAGCGGCAACCTGGAGCTTTATTGTGCCCCTGGAGCGGTGACGGTGAAGTCCGGGGTGCAACTTTTCATCGGCAGCGTTGGGTTGACCTATGCGTCCATCGTGGCGAACACGAACTGCACGATTACCTGGGTGAGTAATTCGACGATTACGGGACTGGCGATGGCGAACCAATGCACGTTGAATGCGAGCGGGAACCTGTCGCCGTTCACGATCACGGACGCGACGATTGATGGAACGTGCCAGATTCTTGATCCGAATTCAACGATCACATACACCGATGCTGTTAGTGTCACCGGCATTGTGAGTTCTGGGCCTTTCCAGTTCGCGGGGAGCCGAACGGTGAAAATCACGTAACAGGAGAACGACAATGGACAGGCGACAAGCGATTAAGCAATTCGGCTCTGGCATCGGGTTGGCGATTTTAGCGCCGGCAAGCATGGCGGACACGAAGGCTGATGAGCCGTTGAAAGCGGAAGCGATCAAGGGCATTGGCGTTCTTCGCATTCCTGCGGCAGAGCGTTGCCGCGACATTGGAAGGCAGATCGCTGAGAACATCAAATCAGGAATGATTCTCTGCCTGCCGAATACACGCGATTATACCGGGGCTTACGAATGGGACTTCCGCATCGAAGGTGGGCCAGTCGATCAAATCAAGATCGAACGCAGCGAATCGTAGGACGTTCTCCCATCGTCGCGGCCCGTCGCATGGACAGAAACATGCGGCGGGTTTTTCTCTTGACAAGGGGTAGGGAGGTTTGCGATAGTCTGGAAATGAAATGTCCCCGCCTGACTAGAATCAGGACGGGGACTGCAATTAGTCATGACGGAAATAGCTTATCATTTCTCGTCATCCCAATCAAGCCGAAATAGTCCCAGGATGGACGCAGCCGCAATCATCGAAAAAGCGGCAAGGGCCGTCAGCCGTGGTCTAGGCCCAAAGATTCGATCTATACTGTTTGCTGCAACGCTCGTAGGCGAGCCGGTGCAATGAGGCGAGGCTAAAGACGGCCCATTCACCGATAGGATGTGACGGAGGAACTGAAGCAACATCCATAAAAAACCAGACTTCGGCAAGCGTTACCGACTCACCTTTACGACACGGAAACGCATTGACTTACGCTGCGATAAAATTCGCGGCGGGGTCAATGCGCCCCGATCTTCCTCCCGACATGGAGTTGATCGACGACATGCTGAATATGTCTACCGGAATTATTTCGAGAAATCTGGAAAATTCTTGCCGATTGGGCTTGAACTACTCCCCCCATGTTTCGGTAGAACAATCTCATAGGTTATCTCGCCACGTTGAAAAACGCGGTGGAAACCAGCACAAGGATACTCCGTATGGAAGTCCGCAAAGAAATCATTCGCGCTGGCAAGCACGTCTACATCGACGATAAGGGCAAGCCGCAAGTTCTCGACGTGACGCCTGCAACCATCGACCATTACCACGATGACGGCGTGAAGATGCTGAGTCACGGCATCTCGATTCCCGTTCCTCTGGAACATCAGCCGACCGCGACCGCGATGACGCCGGAAGAGAAGGCCGCGAACACGGTGCTTCACAATGCTGGCGAGGTCAAGCGATACGAAAAGGGAATGGTGAAGGACGAGAACGCGAAGGACATTCCGGCGCTGTTCGGCATCCTAAACATCACGAAGCCGGAAGCCGCCGAAGGGATCAAGCAAGGGTCGATTCGCTGGGCATCGCCGTGGGTCAACAGCTTCACGGACGGGGAAGGTCGCAAGTGGAACGGCGTTATCTCTCATGTCGCTCTGACCACTCGCCCGCGTATCGCTCGCCAGCAACCTTTCATCGAGGCCAATGCCGCTCTCTCCCTTGCTCCGAAAGCGAAGCCGCTGGACGTGGCCACGGTCACGCAAGAGGGGTTTGCTCTTTCCCGCGCCGGCCTGTTGAAGAAGGTCGGCAAGAAGTACAAGCCGGTCGCTCCCATCGCTTTCAGCCTGTTCGCTGGCGTGAAGTTCAGCGAAGAGGAAATGGAGGACATGGAAGAGAACGACGAAATCCCAGGCGACTATGAAGCCGAAGGCAGCGAACCGCCGAAGAAGGAAGGCACGGAAGAAGAGACCGGCATGGGCGTGCCGGAAGCCTTGGACGATCAAGACGGCGATTCGCACCTTGAGGAAGTCATCTTTCATCTGCTCGACTGCATGGGCATTCCCGTGCCGCCGCATCCTGGCAAGTCCTTCGTGCGCAACCTTTACGAATCGCTGATGCGGGGCGTGAAGGAAATGGCGAAGGAGCCGGAAGAATCAATCGACATGGAAACGGACGTTGACACGGCTGCAAAAGAGCCGATGAATCCAATCGTTGAGGAGAGTCCTGCGATGCAAATGTCACTGGCAGACCGTATCAAACGGGTTGAAGACCCGATCCTGAAATCGGCCATGCTCTCGATGCAAAACGAGCTTGACGCCGAACGAAACAAACGCAAGGGGGCCGACGCCGAACGGCTGGAAGCGGCCAAGAAGCATCGGCAGGCGCGTATCGACCGCTTGCTCAAGAGTAAGGTTCCGCACGATCAGCGGTCGGCGGTTGCTGCCGAGTTCTCTTTGCCTGGCGTGCAAATGTCGCTTGGCTTGGAAGGGCAGATCATCGACCCGATGGAAACGGCTCTCCGCGTGCTGGAAAAGGCGGCTGACTTGCCGGCGCTCTTGCGAGAGTCATCGGGTGCGTTCAGCGTGCAGAGTCCTCCGTCCGATGGGACGATGACAGCGGAACGTCGGGAAGAGATCATGAAAACGGTTCTCGGAAACACGGGCGGCATTCCGCATCAAGCGGTTGCTGCGGCGAAGTAAGATCAACGAAGTTGGGACGGCAAACGCGGTTTCTTCCGTGAGCCGTTTCGTGATTGGCCGAACTCCTGTTGCAACGGGAGATAGGCTTGCACCTCAGACGCCATGCAAGGGGCGGCTTAACGTGAGAAAATCGCGTTTGCCGTCCCTCTCTTTTTGCATGGGTGTCAAACATGGGCATGATTTCCAGTCAGTTCGGCAACCTTCCCGGCATGACGCAGATCATTGAGACCTACGATGCGGCAACGCAGTGGGGTCCGCAATGGCAACTCGTCTGGTGGAACGGCTACATCGCGTCTACCGCTGCCGATCCCGGCAATAGCCCGACGTGGCGATTGCGGCCCGGCTTGGTCCTCGGTGTCATCACGGCGTCGGGCCAGTGGACGAACTACTCCGCGACCGCTACCGATGGCTCGCAGGTCGCGCGTGGCGTCCTGGCTTACGGGATGCGTATGCAGGACGTGCTGACGGGCGTCAACACGACGAAATACTACGCGATCCTCGTCGGCGGGCGTGTGCAGGGCACGAACCTTCTCGGCCTTGACCAGAACGCACGCGACCAAATGGCGTTGCGGTTCATCTTCGACGACGGCATCACGGGTGCGAACGGCACGAACACGCCTTTTCCGCAGAGCAAGACCGCGAACTATACGGCGTTGCTCTCCGACAACAACAGCATTTTCGACAACACCGGCGCTATCGGCGCGGTGGCGATCACGCTGCCGGCGATTCAGAACGGGTTGATCTACGGCATCCGCGTCATCGCCAACCAGAACATGAGCATCGTATCCGCCGAAGGCACGAACATCGTCGCGCTCAACAACGCGGGGGCAAGTTCGCTGGCGTTCTCGACTGGCTCGCAGTTGATCGGTGGCGGGGTGACGTTGTACTCGAATGCTGCCGGTACGTTGTGGATTGCTCAGAACACCAGCGCCGGCTCGAATGCGATCACCGTGGCGTAACAACGCGGAACAGAGAAAGCAAAGTTTCCCTGATAAGGACGTTTACCTATGGCAACTACCGTGACCCTAAGCGAGTTACTTCAGCCGCAGTTTGTGTTGGACCTGATTTCCCGCGTTCGTCCGGGTCAAGGTGCAATCGGCAAGTGGCTCGGTTTCCAGCCGAACAGATTCGATCCGAACTCGGTCGCCTTGAGCGGGCCGGCGACGATCAGCGGCGATCTTCGTAACGTGACGTATCGCATCTTCAACGCGGTTCGTTCCGTGGCGTCTGGCCGTGCCCCTGGGACCGGCCCTGGCACGATTGCCGAAAATCCGATGGGTCAGGTGCAAATTTCCTGCGCCCGCTTCTGGGAAAAGATTCCCCTCAACTACGAAATGCTCGGCAACCTGTCGCCGATGATCGGGCCGAACAGCAACATCGACGCCATCGGGCAGAGCTACATCAAGCAGCAGAGCATGTTCCTGGCTCGTCGCATGGCGATGATGGCCGAAATGCTCAGCGCAGCGATGATGCGGGATTCGCTCTGGCTCATCATGCAGGGCGACAACTGGACGCCTTCGTTCACGGCTCCGGTATTTCCGCAGATCGGCTTGCAGGTGAACTTCCAGATTCCAGCTGGCAACAAAAACAAGCTTAACATGCTTGGCCTTGGCGACATCATTACGGTGTCGTGGGGCAACGTCGGAGCGCCGATCTTGCAGAACGTGGCGAGCATCAAGGCCGCTTTCGCACAGCTTCACGGATGGCCGTTGACGGATGTGTGGATCAATTCGCTCATGTGGCCGAACTTGATTACGAACACCGGCCTTCGCAATGCCGCTGGTTCTTCGCAGACGCCTTTCGCCGAATACAAGTGGACGGAAGAGCGCGGCATGGACGGCGTGCCCACCGGCAAGTACATGGCGGTGCTGGCTGCCGATCCGACGATCACTTGGCATATCGACGATGACATCATCAGCCAAGGCAACTCGGTGGACATCAGTTACAGCTATTCCACGGGCACGGCGCAGAAGCTCATCCCCGACAACATGGCTATCTTCACGACTTCGGCCAGTCCCGAAAACGCGAAGATGTACCTCGGCGGCGAGCCGGTGGTCGAGAATCCTGGGATGCCGGCAGTCATTCGTCGCGGGTACTATTCGTGGAGCGAATACGTCACGCAGCCGAGTGCGATTGATCTCTTGTCGCTCGGAAACATGATTCCGTGCCTTTACAATCCGCTGGTGTTCGCCCCGGCCACGGTCGTGTTTTAACGGAGAATGAGATGACATGGCTCCCGCCGCGATCAGTCCGCTGTTCTGCACCCCTAACGATGTATTCGACTACATCGGCGTAGACGGGGCGCAGTTGCGGCTGGACGACACGAATCAGGCGAGCGGTCAACAGATAATCGTCGATGCGGACGTGGCGAGCGGAGCGACAACGATAGCGATTCCGCCGCTGGTGCAAGGATTGCTCAAAGGATCGCAGTTGGCTTTCTCGTTTGCGGCAATGCCCGGGCCGATCACGGTGACGCTTTCGGCGGTTGCGAAGATCGGGGATCAGGCGTTGACCGTCAACGCTACCTCGGCAGCAATTTCCACGGGGGCGATTGCTTACGATAACGGGGTGAATGTTTGGCTTGGCGGATTGCTGGCAAAGGCTTGCCAGTATGCAACATCGCAGGTGATGGACTACTGTTGCAATCGGTACGATGCGAGCGTTCTGGCGACTTCGCAGAGCGTGAATCGGTGGGCATCGACGATAGCGGCTCGGTGGATTGCCAAGCGACGGACGCAAGCGGCTCCGGTGGGTATCGAAAGCGATTACGAAGAGACAGTTGAATGGTTGAAGGGCGTGCGGAGCGGCAACTACAACATCGGGAACATCGGGACGAGGACGAGCGGATGGCCGTTCCTCTCGAACGTGACCCTGGACCTTGGCTATACCGTGCGGAAGATTCGCGTTGAGACGCAAATCTCAGAGCCAACTGGTTGTCAATATAGCCAGGCGATAGATTGGAGCAGCTATTGGCTGCTTGAACCTTAAAGGAAAAGACTCATGGCAAGTACCTCAAGATTCGTGATGACCGTTGCCGGCCAAACGCTCCCCGTCGTTTGCACGGGCCAATCCTTCGTTGGTTTCGGGGTGAGCAACACCTTCGTCGGCACGGTCCAGTTTGAAGGCAGCAATGACGGCCTGACATGGTTTCCGTTGTCGCTGACGCCATTTGCCAGCGGCACGGCGGTCAGTTCGACCACGGCCACGGGCAACTGGTTTGCTCCGGTGACGAATCTCGCTCAGGTACGGGCACGGCTCTCCGCCTACACCAGCGGTTCGGTGACGGTCATCATCGCAACGAGCATCGACCAGAGCTACCAGGATGCGTTCCTGGCCTCCACGACGCTGTTTCCGACGCATACGGCGACGGGGGCCGTCAACACGCTCACGCAGGCCGCTCAAGCGAATCGGGCATGGGTGCTGAAGTCTCTCAAGCTCGACGCCAGTTCGACGCCTTCTTTCTTGACGCTGCCGCATGTGCAGATCAAGGACGGCACAGGAACCGTTCTTTGGCAGTTCAACTTGCCGACCGTGGGCAGTTCCGGCCAGTTGTGGGACATCACGCTTCCCACCGGCGGCATCGTGAACACGCCAGGCAACAGTTTCGTGATCGTGCTGGCGAATCCGCAAGGCTCGGTGGTGACGAACATCAACGCTCAATTCGAGGCCGCGTAAGTCATGAACGTGCCTTTGCTGGCATCAAGTAAAGGCCAGGGAGGTGACGAATGTCAGGAACTTACGCGAACATCACGCCAACGGCTAACGATGACGGTTTGCCCTATTGCACGGCCAAAGCGTTGACCGGATCGGAAGTCGATCTATTCAACGCCAGCGGTCCCGATCCGGTTCCCGTGCTTTATGGTCAAGCGGCGATGGCGGTTGTCACGTTCACGGTGACGGGTTCGCCGTCAGGAATGACTGCCTACGTCGTGATGCAGACGGACCTGAACGCCGATGGGAATTGGGTTGACGTGGCATGGTGTCGATCAGGCATCACGGGCGCATCGGATGTTTTTGTGCTTTCCGGTGGAACGGCTGGCGCTACGGCGGTCGAGCAATCGCGGGCATCGACTAGCTCGCTTCCGTCAAGCAGCGGGGCAACGCAGATTCCGCTCGGTGGTCGGATTCGGTTCATTGGCAAGACGACGTTTAGCGGGGGAACTTCGCCGGCTTGCCGTGTAACGATTACGTACAAGCTGCTCGGTCTACGGTGACGTATGGCTGAATCGGTCATTTACGTTCGCGGCAAGAACGCCAAGGCTAAAGTGCTGCAAGTGGTGAGAGAAGCGGCGGCATTGGCAGCGGGGAATGGATCAAGCGAGGCGTCGAATGCGTTGATGGTGCGGATGGGGCTGACGGCTCTTTCGCTTATCAAAACGGCGTTTGTGCAAAAGGCAGCGGGTGGGACGGATGAGGCTGGCGATTCATGGCCTCCGTTGAAACGAAGTACGATAGCGTATTCGCGGAAGCATCCAGGCGTGCCGTTGAACGTGAAGGGAAGTCCGAATCGAGCGGCGTTTGCTCCTAGCTGGATGCTGACGGACAAGCAGCGGAAACGATGGTGGGCTTTGTGTGCAACGGTTGGGCCAGCGGGGGCGTGGATCATCCTGAAATCGGAAGGGGCCAAAACGCTTATCGGAGAGTACGGAGATACGCCGGTTCAGATTCTCCGCGATAAGGGATTGTTGCTCAACAGTCTTTCGCCTGGATTGATTCTGACGCAAGAGCAACCGCCGAATCCGCCGCCGACGCCGCCGAATCAGATATTCGACGTTGGACCTGGGGAAGTAATCGTAGGCACGAATCGAAAAGGGGCGGCAGCGAACCATACGGGGATTCCTGGGAAACTCCCCCAGAGGCGTCTTTGGCCGAATCCCAATAACTGGCCGGCTTCGTGGTGGTCAGCCGTGGTGGAACAGGGTCGCATGGGTTTGGTGGATATTCTTTTGGACCGACTGAAAACCATTAGGTGAAAACATGAGCGAAGGAAACGGGATTCTCAAGATCAGCCGCGCCGGAACCAAGAAGTTCGCCATTGGTGAAGGCGAGCCGCAGATGGTGGACGTGTCGGCGGCATGGGATCAATGGTTCGTGCTGTCCAACAGCTTCGCGGACGCCGACAAGAAGATTCCAGCGGACAAGTTGCTTGACCACAACGCGGCCAAGAGGCAGTTCGTTTGCGAGATGCTCCGTTGCGAGGACGTGACGATGCACGAAGCGAATGTGTTCATCGACATGCTCGCGCAGGAGGTCGAGAAGCTGCGAAATTTTTTCGTCCTGAAATCGCCCGTTATGCACGACTCTCCCGCGAATACGGAAGTCCGATTCTCGCAATGAAAGAGTTAGCTGACCGTGGGGGGGCGTTCGCCGAGATGCTCATGGAGGACGGATTGAACATGGCAATGGCGTGGGAGATGCTTCACCGGCCAGAGACGCGGGACTTGAACACGGAGAATTATTTGTCTTTGTGCAAGGCCGCTGGATACACGGAGAGCGAATCACAACACGCGGCTAAGCAATGGGCGCTGAATCGCCAGAGAGCGAATTTGCCAGCATGAGATACGAGACGGGACAGTTTGGAAGCTGGGACGCAAAAGATAACAGGCGTGAAGTCTGGATTCTTTTTGAGCGGTTGGGGAAGAGTTATCCCGAACCGATTGCGGCAGAATTGCGGGCGAAGTTTTTGGAATCGCTCATTCCCGAATCGGTGAGTTGCTTTGCGAATAAGCCGTTGAAGGTCGATCCGTGTTCGGCAGGGCAAGCGTTTCAGTTGTTCACGCAAATAACGGGAGTGCTTGGCGTGCCAGTGCAAAGGGCCGCGATCTTGCTTGATGAGTTTGTCACGAAGCAAGGGAACGAACATGCGTTGCAAGAAATGCTCCGGGGATGAAGATGTTGAGTTGACCTATTGCGGGGCCGTGCATCTTGGCGAGTGTACTTGGCAGACGGTGAGCGTTCACTTGTGCATCGACTGCCGGATTCGATTCAAAACGATGTTGCTCGAAACCAGCGGATACGGGCATCTATCGGAGAATGCGATTGAGTTCGTAGAAGCGGTGCGGAAATGATTGACGCTCTCTTGTTCGCCGTGCGTGATACGATTCGTGCATCGCCGTTGAACTATGGAGAAGCGACTTGCGAAATAATGCCAGATGGACATCCGGCGAGCAAAGCGGGAAACGTATTCGTGTCGATCCATGAGGGGCCGTCACGAAGCACGAACGATAATTGCCTCATGGAGTATTTCAGCTATCGCGTGACGCTTTCGATGCGGATAACCGTACCGGATGATCGGGTTGGTAGTCAGATGGAAGCGTTGCAAATGGTGCGTTCGCAGGCGCAGCGTAGCGGCTTCAATGCCAGAGCGGAAGCGTTGAAGAATTTGCTTCACATGGGCGGGGCACAATGGACGGTGCTGACGCAGGCGAATCAGTACATCGCCGATTGGTGTACAACGGGATCAACGGTCTACGGCTTTTGCGAGCCGGCACGATACAGGGGAATGGAATCTCCGATGCCAGTTGGTCCAGATTGGTTCTACGCAAGCCCTGGACCTGGACAGGTAGCGATGGGTCTAAAGTGCGAGTTGCGTTTCAATGATGCACGACGGATGCAGCCATTGTTTGCGTTTCAGTGAGGCGACATGGACCATCAGACGATGATCTTGGAAGATGGTAGGGAAATCATCTTGATCCACTACTGGACGCAAGAAAAGAAGGTTGCATGTTCGCCGAACGTCGTGGATTTTCATGCTACTAGGGAAAGGCCGTTCCCGTTGCATCGGACAACGGAAATCGACGTGGTGAATTGCCCTTTGTGCCATGCAACGGATGAGTTCAAGCGGGCCGATGAACAGCTTGCGGCATTTGGCCGGATACGGAAGGTGACGGGATGATTTTGAACATGCGGCTTTTGAAAGACGGCACGGGGCGGGTGTGCATTCACTACTTCGTGCGTGATGCGAGCGGGCCGATTGTGACGCCGAAAGGTGAAGGGCAGTTGGCAAACATCGGCGGCACGAAAGGCTACATCGCTTGCAATAGGCAGCAGAACACGGTGGGGACGCAGATACGGAATGGCGAGCATATGATGTGCGTGAACTCGGATGATCCTCGCGCGGTTACTTGTCCCGACTGCCTTGCGACGGATGAGGCGAAACGGCAGCTTACGGAGTACGGCGAAATGGTGGATGTGGCGGCTCAGTTGCAGTAGAATAAACGGAAACAGCACGCTTTGACGAGCGTGCTGAGTCCTGACCAAAACGAACCTGTGAAGGAGGTGCGAAGTGGCTGAGAATCATTGTACCGAAAGCAAGACTTGCAGCCGATGCAAGAGAGAAAAACCGCTTGATTTATTCGTTGATAGAAAGAAACGGATTCGCGCATGGTGCATTCCGTGTCGAGAGATAAAGTTGCGGCGGAAGGATTTTCGGACAGAAAAGCAATGCCCAACATGCGAGACTATCAAACCTATTGCGGAGTTTTGCAAGAAGGGGACAGCAGATAGCCCTACGAAAATTGTCTGGCATAGATGCCGTCCATGTAATGCAGCAGTTTGCTATGACCAGTATCAGAAAAGGCTGAAGTCCGGGCAAACGGCAATCGCAGACAAAATGCGATACAAGAAAACCAGATGGGAAAAACTTCTCAAGGAATATGGAATAACTAGAGAAGAATATGAGCGAATGGAAATAGCTCAGAATTTCCTATGTGCCATTTGCGGGGAACGGGAAACGGCATTGTACAAGGGAGTGTTGAAGAGGCTTTGTGTTGACCATTGCCACGGGTCCAAAAAAATACGTTCTCTGCTTTGTCGGCATTGCAACATAGGGATAGGTAATTTCAAGGAAGATGTTGAGAGATTGCGTAAAGCGATTTCTTATCTTGAACTTCACAAGTAAGAGAGGTGTACCATCGCGGCAGGCTTGACAATCCCGATCAGCGGCCCATATTCAGGCACTTGGAACGCCAAAGCCCTTGGTGTCCAACAGGACGACGGTTTTGAATTATCTTGCACACTCCAAGGGCAGGAAATCAATGCGAGCGATCAGTACGGGCAAACTTTGGTTGAGGCCATATGGAGGGGCCAGAACTGGAAGCTCCGTTTCCGTGGCCTTGAGTGGAACAAGGCCGGCTTGCTTGACCTTTTGCAGATGTTCGGTCAGCCAGGCGGCAGCGGCTCGTTCTCTCCGTCGCTTGCGAACATCGGGGATCGGTGGACGAACTATTGCAAGTCGCTGGTGTTGACAGCGATCCTTGCCAATCCGCCGACGACTCCACAGACGTTGACGGCCACGAATGCGGGCATCTCGCCGAACAGTCAATCGGCGTTCAATCTGACGAGCAAGATGCGTGAGTTTCCGTTGGAGCTGGTGTTGATCCCGTATTCGGCAACGGTCAGCGGGGTAACAACGGCAATTCCTTTTTCGACCACTTGAGCGAGTGAACCGTGGCAGAAGAAAACGAAAAAGACGAAGAACAAAAAGTAAACGATACAGGCGTTTATCGTTTTGATTTTACTGGACCTGTAACGCCACGGCTGAAAGAAATCATCAAGGACCGAACAGACGAAATGATAGATACAGGGCTAAAAGGCATGACGCCAAAATCAGTGAAGGTTTTCTTTCGCAAGTGATTGGTGAACCGTGGCAGAAGATAATGCCGTCCTGCGAATCAAAGTCGAGGAGGAGGGCGGCAGCACTTCTCCGGCGGCTCAAGGTACGCAGTCAAGTCCTTCGCTTCCATCTTCATCTCCGCAAGCCGCAGTTCCGCAACCCCAATCGACACAGGCAACGCAATCGCCAGCGGTGCCGTCTGTTATGCCGCAATCTTTCTGGGACGATACGCAAGCCGCGTTGATGGCTACGGGCGTCCTGAAAAAAGACGCTGATGCGATGCTGGAAACGCTTCGCAAATCTGGCCAGACATTCGGCACGATTGGCGATGCGATCATGGCGGCTTACCAGCGGCCAACAGCGGCACAATCGCAACCAGCGGCAACGGTAGCGGCTCCACAGGCGGTTGGTGGTGTGCAACCGGCAGCGGCGGCAAAGCCAGCGTTTGATCCGATTGCAGAAGCACAGAAGCGGCTTGATGCCGAACGTCGCAAAGAGCAGATTGATGCGGCCTATGCCAAGCTGAATCCGCCGACTGTTGCCGCTGTCCCCGCGTTTGATCCTACGAAAGAAGCCGGCAAACAGAGAGAGGCAGAAGTCCGCAAAGAGCAGATCAAGGCCGCATACGATCAGATGTATGGAGCGGCACAACAGACGAAATCGGCGTTTGATGTAACGCTGGATGTTGCCCAAAAGATGCGCGGCACAATCGGCGGCGTGTTCGGCACGCTGGCGGGTGCTTTGCTTGATGTGGTTGCGGCGGTTCAAGATGCCAAGGGAGCGGCGCAGACTGGCATTCCGGCATCGGGGCAAAATCCGTCGCTTCCTTCGCCGGCCATGCCGTCAACGGCCAATGTTCCGATCGCTGCGCCAGCGCCGACTATCCCTACGGCAGCGATTGCTCCCCCGGCTTTGCCTGGGGCCACTTCTGCGCCGGTTGCTGCCGTTGCGCCGGCTACGCCAGTGGCAACGCAAGCGGCTCCTGTAGCGGCCAGCGGTGGCGCAATGGCGGCTTTGGAAACGGCTGGTCCAATCGCGGCGATTGCCGGCGCTGCCTTGGCGGTTGTCGGTGCGCTCCGTGATGCCGCTATGGGGATTGTTCGCGGTGCTGGTGATTTCGCCTCATTGTTTGCGTCTGCCGATGCGTCAGCAGCGGGCAGCACGGCAGCATTCGGAGAGGCGACCAAATCAGCAAGTGCCAGTATGTTTCTGATTTCCCCGGCATTGAGTGTATTGGGAAGCGTAGCAGGCGAAGCGGCTTCATCGCTCGGCAAGTTTATGAAGGCAGTTGATGCCACGGCAGACCGCTACGGCGATTACAGTCCCGTCATCGCACAAGCACAAGCGCAAAGTGAAATACGGCAAGTTCTCGCAGATATGCGGCGGGCACAAACAGCGGGGCCGGAACTGGCGAGATATATTCAGGCTCGGAGCGATCTTCAACAGCAATTCGAGGAAGCGAAGATCAAGATTTTGGTGAAGCTGTTGCCGATTGCGGAAAACCTGATGGCGATTGTCGGCGCGGGAGCGGACAACATCGAGGGGATATGGGCATTGTTCAAACTGGCGTTTCCAAGCATCGAAACGGCAGGCGAAGCCCTTCAGATTTTGGCCGATTTCGCTCGTTGGTGGCGTAACCAACAAGAGAGTAATCAATTGCAAGATATGGCAACCGGCTTGATTGGTCCGCAGATTCAAGGCGGATTCGACGCGAACGGAATGCCAATCGCTGGGCAAGGTCAAGGAATGCAATTACCGCAGGGGGTCTAATGCCAAACTTCACGACAGGCAGCACGTTGTTACCAGACATCGGGCAACTCAGTTACAACGGTTGCACGTTCTCGCCATTGTTCACGTCCAGCATAAGCGGCATTGCCGTCAAGGACCAAGCGAACTGGACTGTGAAGTACATGGAGTACACGCTCATGGTGGACGGCTATGTGACGGTGGGGCCGATTACTAATTCGGTTGACGGGGTGAACACATCGACGATTGAATACACGATGCAAACGATTCGCAATTTGCTGAATCAGCAAGGCGGGGTGTTGACGTATACCGTGCGAGGATTCGGGCCGGTTATTGTCAATCAGCCTGGCGGAAGATTACAAGATGTGGCGTGGGGGCCGGAACCTAAGACGCTCGACTTTCAGCCGCTCGGTCAAGCAAGATCGGCGAAGGTAAAGTGGACCGTGACGTTTCGCATACCGGAAGTGCCTGGCGTTGGCGGGCGGCTCGGTCCTATTTTACAGTTCAACGAAGAAACAAGCGTCAAATATGATGCCGATGGATTCTCGACACTCTCGATTAAAGGCACGCTGGAAATCCCGATGACGCGGGCCACGGTGAACACGCGGACGATGACGCAGACTGTTGATAATTTCCGTTCCACGTTCCTGAACAGCATTGTCAGCGTCGGCGGCGGCGGCATTGACTTGACCCGTTTTCGCGTGACGGAGCGGGAGTTCAATGTGTCGCGTGATAAGCGCACGATGGAATGGTCATTCACGGCGGAAGAGTTGCCGTACATGGGGATGCCGCCTGGGATGACGAACGCGAGGGGGAGTTTTACGGTGAAGCCTGCGAGGTCTGGACCTGGCTTGACGCTCTGGCTTTGTAATCTGCGATGCACGTACACGGTAGCGAAGGGAAATTCGCGGCGGCTTGCATGGGAAGCGTTTTTAGCGATGTTCCAAACACGATATGCCAATTCCGCGCAGGGGATTATTCCAACGAGCAATCCCCAGACGCAAAATCCGAATGCACCGTCCGCGCCGGGGCCGTGGAATTTTGTCACAACGGCTTTGTGGGACGGCTTCAATGTGGCGACGAGCGTCCTTAATCCTTTGCCTGGTAGTACGGTCGCAGCGGTGGGGAGAGCGACATTGAATCTATATCGGCTCGTCAATCAAACAACGCAACAGAAAGCACAGAACACCGATAAGCCGATTGTCAAAGATTTCAGCATGGATGAAGGGATGTATCTGGATTCAAGGACCGTGACATTTTCGATCACTTGGCAGATTGTTTCCTCATGGGCACGGATTATTCAGGCGTCTGGCATGTGGCGGAAGAGCGCCCTTGAAGGCGATCCGCGATTGTGGGCAACGTCCGTGCAACAAATTTCCGGCTCTAGTTCGTGGCTCGGCAATCAGTTGAATCCGAATGCTCAGGCCATCGTCGATTTTGGCCAGTCGGGATAAAACATGGCAGCATTTGCAGTATTTCAGAATGCTAACGTCACGTCCGGCTTTGCCGCTAATGGTGCGTACCAACAGGGCATTTCGGACAGCGATGCCGGTACGGTGCTTGAGCAAGGCGTCAAGGTTCCGTGGTGTACCTCTTCGGCGGGGTCTTACGCCTATTACGATTGCTGGCTTGAAATGGAATTGGATAGCGGAATCGTGGTTCATCGCCAATTGCCACAAACGTATACGAACGCCGATTCGCTCGGTTCGATGGATATGTTCGATGCAGGACTGGAGCAGAACACGACGCAAGGGGTCAACACAAAATCAGTCGGCGACTTTCAGGATGTAGCGCAGCGTATGGCTCATTCAGTTTACCGTTTTAATCTGCGCGGGCTTGCTCTCCGCGTCGGCTATCAAGTACCAATTCCATCGCTCAAGAGTTTCGGCGGCGTTGATGCAATCCCCGATGATGAACCACGGCAGCGGGCGTATAACAAGATCGTGGGCAATTATTCTGGCGTGCCGCTCTGGAAAGCGGAATGGTCGCTCTGGTATACTGTTGCAGAGCCACCGACCGATCAGCAGAATCCGCCGCCGAACTTGGCGCAGCATATTCGGGCTACGGACCCATTGCCGACGGCGCTACAAGCCCCGTTCAGTCAGCCGGACGACAGCGCCACACAGGGAGGCCGTTAATGGCAGGAACAAACGGAACCGCCGTATTGAACAAAGAGCCGCCGAAGAAAGACCGGATGGCGGAAGTTCTTACGTCCGAACCGCTGACCACTGGATACAAGGCAACTATCCCTCTCGATACGATCTGGGGGCTTGATGGTTCGCCGTGGTTTTGGTTTCGGCGTGACATCGAGAACATGCTGACGCATCCGATTGTGCTGAACGCACTGAACAATTACAAGGCCGGCATCGCGGGGGCCGAGTTCGATTGCAAGAGCGAATCGGACGTGGTGACGAAGTTTTGCCTTGAGCAAGTGCAAAGGTATTGGGACATCGGTGTACCGCAATTACAAGGCGGCTACGATTACGGCTGGATCGGCGCGGAGAATTTGTACGATGATGTTGACGGCCTTTTGAGTTGGAATGGGATGAACCACTTCTCACCCGCCGATACGTTTCTTCTCACGCAAGGCTCGATTCCTGTTGGCGTCCGCGTGAAGCACGTTAAGGACAAGGGGCCGGTCGATCTTTGGATGGCATCGGGAAGCGTGCCAAGCAAGGCAATGTGGTATGCCCACAATCCACGGTGGAATCTGTTCTACGGGCAATCACAGCTATTCGGGGCGTGGCGTCCGTGGCGTCGGCTGGCATGGAAGGACGGTGCGGAATCGACGATTGACATGGGCGTTTATCGCCATGCGTTCGCTGGGCCGATTGTCTATTATCCCGAAGAGGACTTGCAGGGGCCGAATCCAGGGAGCGGCAACACGACGCTGGACAGCAACGGCAATCCTCGCCGGTTCGCACGGGACATGGCTCGGCAGATGGCCGAACAGCTAAAGACGGGGGCAGGCGTTGGCTTTCCATCGACGTGCTATCCTGACGGAGCGGCGGGGGCAGGTAAAAAGAAGTGGGAAATCGAGTTGCCTAAGAGCGTGCTGAACGTCGCGCCGTTGGTGGAGTATATCAACTACCTCATCGACCAGATTTATCGCGGCGTTGGCGTGCCGCCTGAATTGATTCAAGCTGCCGAGACGGGGAGCGGTTATAGCGGGCGTAGGATTCCCCTGGAAGCGTTCCTTGATTCGCAACAGCATATCGGGGATCGGTTCTTGCGGTTGTTCGTGGAGGAAGTGCTAAGGCCGCTGGTGTTGTGGAACTTTGGGCCGGTCAAGTTTGACATCAAGCTACGGCGATTGATCGAAACAAAGAACAAAGCGTCTGCCGGTCAGCCTGGTCAGCAACCAGGTGGACAGACGCAAACACCGCCGCAACCGCCAGCGCAGAAAGCGGCGAACGATCAACCGGAGCCGACGCAAGATGATGGGGGCGATGATGGCGGGAAGCGGTTCTCCGCGAATCCGTTAATCACTGATTCCATCCGCGCGATTGCACGAAAGGCATTGAGGCGAGTTGCATGACAGTCAACGGCAAAGAAAAGCTGGCTCACCGTGACGCATTGCGTTACACGGCGATTCTGCGCGAATGTCTTTTGCAGACTGACGACACGGAAGAGGCTATTCTTTCGGCTCAACTTGCAATGGAATGTGCGGACGATCAGGGGGCGACGTTTACGGCGTGTGCGTTGTCTCTTGAGCCGATCCCGCCAAGCGATCAAGACGGCGGAATGTTTTTTGCACATGATATTTTTTCCCGCGTCGGCCAAGGCATCCTAAACCGCTCTCTCGACAAAGCCAAAGGCTTATCCGCCGATGCAAGGGACGCACTTCGCAAGGCGTTGAAGATCACCGATCCCGCAAAGATGGCCACGGCGATCATCGAAGCAATCACGAAGTATCGGCTACAGTTGGCGAGTCTGTTGACGACAACGCAGCTTGCGTCCCTATTGGCCGGCGCAAAGGAAGTCGTGCAACAGATTCCCGTCGTGCCGATGTTCCCTTCATCTCCCCCGCCAGTTTCGCTTGAACCGCAAGAGGCGTTAGACCTCGTAGAGAGATTGCGTGACTTGGAGCCGATGCAACGGGAAGAAGAGATCATCAAGCTATCGTCTGCCGAACAGCAGTTCGTGCGGCATCAGTTGATCGCGGAGCAACAGCAGCCAGCGGTTCCGCCGCCGCCGTTGTCCGTGACGAGGCCGGAACGTGGCGAGCCGGGGCGTATTCACTTCCCGATCATCGACGAAGCAGCGGCAGAGTTATCGAAAAAGAATGTCATCGACCGCGCCGGCTTTGATCGTCTGGACGAAGCGGCACGGGCCAAGGCGTTCACGGTAACGGGGGTTGATGCTCAGGAGACGTTGGAGAAAATACGCGATGCGATTGCCGAGAACATTGCGGAAGGGGCAGACGTTCAAGCAGGACGTGAGAAGATACTTGCGTCGGTGGATGAGGGGACGTTTCTTTCGCCGGCACACCTAGAAACGGTTCTAAGGGTTGCCATTCAAACCGCATTCACGGACGGGCAATTCAAGATTTTGCAACACCCTTACGTGCGCAGCGGCTTTCCATTCGTGCGTTGGACCGCGATAGATGACGATAGGGTACGGCACGATCATCTAGCGATGGAATGGCATGGGCTGAATGGGGGGCCGATATACCGTGTTGATGATCCCACGTTCCTTGCGTGGAAACCCCCTGCGGATTTTAATTGTAGATGTGGATTTATCGTCCTGACTGTTCGCATGGCTGCGGAAGCTGGCGTTACGTCCGCGCAGAAATGGCTTGAGACTGGCATCGAACCGGAACCGGAATACGTGCCTTACATTCCCCCTCCGAATCCAGCGTTCCGCAAATCGCTATCCGGCGCTCCGCTCTCCATCCAGCTATCGCTACGGATGCCGATTGAAGCGGAGTTTTCGGTGGACGCTGAGGGCCATAAGCACAAAGGGAAAGGTAAAGGCGGGGGACAATTCACTGGCGATGAAGAATCGGCGTCCACTGGGTTAGATAAAACACCTAAAGGTAAAACTACCGGTACGCCGGCATATCATCCCGGATCGGCTCACGGCTCTGCGGTCAGTGTCAAGGCGATCAAGAAACGCGTATTCAATGGCGAGCCGATCCCGGTCAAAACGACGCTGACGAAACAAGAGACGGGCCGCGTTGCGGAAGCCGTCGCGCTCGCATACCTCAAGACAATCAAGGGATTCAAGGACGCGCGGCCGATGAACACGGAAGCGACGAATTTTCCCATCGACATGATCGAGGATCATGCGCCAACGGAAGTGAAGGGTGGACTGGTCAGCAACGCTCGCAAGTCGCAACAGTGGCGGTTGACGTTCAGCAAAACCAGCAAAGCCGAAAACGAAGCCTATGAAAAAATGACGCCACAAGAACGAGAGGAATGGAACCAGCATAAGCAACGCCGGATCAAGGAACGAAAAGCGGCGGTTATCAAGTCGCTTGAGAAAAAGTACGGCAAGCCGATTAAGCCGCGCACGTTGACCGTCATTATCAACCCCGATACAAAAACGGCTGATGTTTTCATTTTCGACGGCTTCCATGATCGCATCGACTGGCAAATGGACATTGCCAAAAAATCTTACGTAGGGAGTGTTTCCTATGGCCATTGATGCCGCTCTCTACAAAAAAATGGATGACGAATTTGAAGATGGGCTTGATTCATACATGGACGAATGGGCCATGTCTCTTAACGAACATTTACAGCATGATGCAAAGCTTGCAATTGAAGATGAGCAAGGGAATTTGCATGGCGAACATACGGGCCAATTTGTCGCCCAGGGCGGCAGCGAAGGGGTTGCCGGAAAATCAAAGCCGAGCCAACGAACCGGCGAAAAAGAAACGCCGCAAGGAGAATTCTACTTGCCGAATCTTACGGCGAAGAATTCGGCAACCGGCATTGTGGATCATGCCCGCGTTGGCGTGCCCGCGATGACAGTTCCCCCGCCGCCGAAAATTCCACGCTTGCCGAACCTCTCGAAAAAACAACGCAAGGTTGAATCCAGGTTCGCCGATGCCTACGAAAAAGACCCGGAGAAAATGGCCCGCAAATATCTCAAGGCTCTCCGCAAGCGGAAAGTCGGCGTTGAGCCAAATATCTTCGCAACCGATGACGTGAAGGCTCTTAATCCAGACTGGAATCCGTCCGCGATTGGCGTTGGCGAAGAGCTAGACGAAGACACGAAAAAGGCGATGGCGAAATACAACACGGCGGTACACCAGACAGCGAACGCGATTGCGAAGCGGGCCTTTCTGGTTTACCTCGATGATGTTGTCGCCAAGCTGCCGGAAGATAAACGTCGCGTTCTCATCACGAACGGCGGTTGTGCTGCTGGAAAGGGATCGACGCTCGCCAGCTCAACGAATCCCGATGATCCGCATTACGGGATGCTGCCAGCGTCGGAGCAAGTCGGCGCGATATGGGATGCGGCAGGAGAACAGAACGCGACGGAGAACGCTTGGATTTATGCCGAATGTAAAAAGCGCGGCATCGCCGTCACGTGCGCCTATGTTTGGGCTGACCCGAAAGACACCTGGGAAGGGAGCGACCGGGGCGTCATCCGTCGCGCCATGCGTAAGGGCCGCATGGTTGACGCGCGGCTTTTTGCGGACAGCTACGCCGAAGGCGCAAAGAACATGAGCGACTTCGTGAAGCAGAACAGGTACGCCGAAGGGCTGGATTTCGTGTTCATCGACAACCGGAGCAAATCCGAGCCGAAGATATTGAGCGACTTCCCCGATGAAACGCTAAAATGGAAGTCAGAGGACATTTACGCGAGCGCGGTTAAGAGCCTTAAGGCCCATGAGGCCGACCTGGACCCAGCACTCGTGAAAGGCGGATTGAATGGCGAAAAAATTTGGGGACCGCCTAAGCCAATCGCTGGTTGAAGGCTTGCGGCAAGAAAGCCCGGATGAGGAAGACGCTCGATTTGTTGAGCGGTGTCGTCATTTGGATGATGAAGATTTGTTGCTTGCGCCGATGGAAGACGACGGGGAGGACGAGGAACCGGCTCAAGTGCCGAGTACCGAGCCGATTCCGTTTTCGATCAAGGATGCAGAAGGCCACGAACACGGGGAGAGCGACGGGCGTTTCGTTGGCGATGGAGAAGGCGGAACAAAGAAGCCGAAATCATCCGCAGGAAAAGCCGTCGATGCGGCCACACAGACGTATCATTATCTCCACGATAAAGGTTCGGCTGGCTTCAAGATGCTGCCGACGCCGGTACAGAAAGCCGTATCGACGGCTCTTGCCGTGGCGTTTGCTGGATGGACGGCTTCGCAAAAAGTCGCGGAGCGGATTTCGATTGAGAAGGGATCAACGCCGGAAGAAGCGGCGAAACTCCGAAGCGTTTTGGCATCGTGGGATATTGTCGCATTCAAGCCGGTTGCGGTTGCCACGGCTCCGCTTGGTGGAATTGTGGCGGCGGCTTCATGGGTAATTCCGCCAGTGACGGGAGCGTATCTTGCTCATTCGGCAGTACGTCATCCGATGGCGACATATCGGGCCGCAAAGGGATTGGTTTCGGATGCGATTGGAGCGGCTCGGCAGGCGGTCGAAGAACACACGCAAAAACTCTCTCTAGGTGAAATATGACAGCGACCAAAGAGCAAATGATTCTGTCCGACGCAATCGAGCAGCACGGTTACGATGACTGGTATTGTGCGATCTTGCACGCGACGATTGAGACGACAAAGGATGCGGCGAAAGCTATCGCCTTGGCCGATCAGATTTTCGAGCAACATCCGAAAGACAAGTCGAAGCCGCAAGACAATGACGCCGACGTTTTGTTTGCAGGGGCAAAGAATGCCTAACGCTCTCTACGGACTTCCCCTGTACGATCCGATAGAAGTCCGCACGAATCGGGCAAGGTTCCGTCGTCATGCGATACCGGAACTGGCCTACGCTAATTCGTTCTTCGCTCCTGGTGGAGAATGGCCGGCGCGGGGATGGGTGTTGATGCGGCAAGGGGATTACGCGAATATCGACACGTACAGCAAAGACTTGATCTTACAGTTTGAAGATGTGCAGAGTCAAACGTCAATCACGCTGAACGGCTTGACGGTAGTTCAGGCGCGATGCGTTTCAACGGGCGTTGTAAACGATCCGAACGCGATCTATCTGGTTGAGTTGACGGACGTGCGGGGCATTTTGGTGAATCAGTGGTTTGAGTTTCCCGTTCAGCCGTTTGACGAAGGCGGGGATTACACAGCTTACAACGTGGTCGCACCGGCATATCCAGGGCAGTATTATACGCCGACGATGGACGGTGCAAGTGCCTTTACGTGGGACGGAATGCTTGACGATCTATGGACGCAGATGGAAGGATTCCTTGGTACGTATCCTGGCATCCCGATAGGTCCGCAAGGAACACCGGAAAACTTTTGGTTCCAAGGTACGTCGGCGTGGAAGGCGTTGATGAGGATACTGGACTTGCTCGGCTTGACGATAGCGGTCGATTTGCGGTCAGCAACGCCGTACAGCATCGTGCAGAGTGCTGGGACGGATGTGCCGTTCACGACGCTGCAAAACGCATCGGCTACGCTCTTGGAGGACGATCAAGCGTACATCGACACTGGTAGCGGGCGCGTGCCTGGGCAAGTTGTTGTTCTCTTCCATCGGCGAAATGAGTTTTACGGCAACGAAGAAACGGTGACATTGGATGAGTTTCAATGGGCAACACGGTCGTATTATCCGATTACGGTAGAGGCTCCAGCACAGTTCACGGCAGCGCAGGGTACGCATTACTTTTACGATGACTTCACGGTAAGATACGATCAAGATTCGATGCCGATTGCGTCGGATGTCATGATGGCAACCACGATCGCGAATGAGCGAGTGGCGCAGTATTACGACCACATTTATTCTTCGACAGTCGGCTTTCTGGATCAGACCTACACGGGTATTATCCCGTTTTCGGCGGGAAGCCAGATTGACGGCGTGCGGTGGTATCAGGACTATTCGCTTGGGCGCGGATCGTGGCGAACGCAGATTGTGCGCGGGATGAATCCGCCGTGGGCTAATGTGATTGCGATGCAAGGAAAGGATGCGTAAATGGCTTCCGTCCTCGAAACCTTCAACAGCGCTTCCGGCTCCGACTCCCAAGCCTCCGGCAGCGGCGGCACGGCAGTCTTCGGAGTCCACGCCGCCACGAACGGCAGCACCACCGTGGACATCACGGCGGAGTACACGCTGGTAAGCGGCGAGACGCCATCGGGGACCATCGACGGCAGCAACGTGACGTTCGGGCTGGCCAATGCTCCGGTGATGAAAGTTCTGGCAACGCTCATCACGAAGAACGGGACGCCGTTGACGTACACCACGGACTACACGATCAGCGGGACGGTGCTGACGTTCGTTGTGGCTCCAGCAGCGGCGGTGCAGGCGTCCTACGTGCTGGACGGCAGCAGTGCGACGACGGGAACCTACGACGTGACCAACGCGACGCCTGCCGGTGGTACAACCGTGCCGCTCATCCCGATTGGCGGAACCACGAATCCCGCAGCGGTGCAGGCGATCTACGACGGCGTTCTGGGCGGCGGATACGTTACCGTCACCAACGTCGGCGCTGTCAACGACAAATGGCTCATCACCGTCAACGGTGCTCCTGGCCAAGCGGTGTTCGGCACGAATCCGGCGATCATCAACAACACCACGGACGGCACGCCCACCGTGGGCAGTTTTATCAACGGCAATATTCTCGACGTTCTCTTGGCCAGCTACCTCTACGGCGGTCCCGATGTTACCAACATCAACGCAAACGGCTCGGCGGTCCTCTGGGTACTCACCAGCAGCGGGCGGCAGTTCGACGTGATAACAGTCGTTACAGTCGGCTACAACATTGTGACGTTCACCGTGCTGACGGGCTACACGACGACGCAGAGCAGCTTGACGTGGGCCAGTGGCGGGAAGCGGGCGACGGTTGACGACGTGAATAGCCGGCACATCTTCGCGGACGCGCTGCCAGCGTGGACCTTGAAAGAAGAAACGAGCGAGACGCTTACTAGCGCCTTGGCGCTCTCGGCGACTGGGTCGCTTGCTGGCGGGCAGATCATCCTCGACCTCAACGGCACGACACTGTCAGCAGCAGCCAATGCTAACGCATTCACTATCACAGGGGACTACTGGCTCATCAAAAACGGCACGCTAGTTATGCTGGGGTCTGCTTACGGCATCAACACAGGCAATCACACTAACGTCGTCGGCCTGACGATTTCTGGGTCTGGTACGGGCATCAACCAGACCGGGGGCGTTCTTAATCTGCTTGCAACCACGATTACCTGCGCCGGGACTTATAATATCAACGCGGCTGGTATTGGCCTCTATGTCGATTCGTGCCAGTTAAAGGGGGCATCGTCATTTTCGATTCAAGAGGCTCTTACAGGGGGTGCGATAATTATCGAGAACAGCACGATTGTCGTTGCTAGTGGTGCATACGGTATTCAACTCTTGCACTCCGGTTTTATCCCTGTCACGATCAAGAACAACACCCTCTACGGCAACAATGCAGCGGACAGTGGTATCTATGTCGCATCCATTGGCATGGTTCTAGGCCTTGTGTTGGTCAACAACATAATCGACAATTGGGCGACAGGCGTCAACCTGCCGAGCGACGCCACGTTCTTCGTGACGTTCTGGGATTACAACGACTACTACGCCAATGGCACGGACATCAGCGGCGGCACCCCAGGCGGCGCACACGACCTCGCGCTCGATCCGCAGTTCGTCAACGCTGCGGGCGGCAACTTCGCCATCGGCACGAACCTCAAGGGGAAGGGTTGGAGTCCGTACATCGGCGCGGGGATGGCACCGACGGCTTCGAGCGTGGACATGGGGGCGAGTCAGGCGGCGGCGAGTGGCGGTGGCGGCGGCGGGTTCATCATCGGAGGTTAAATCATGGCCGACAATATTACGCTTTCGGTTCCGGTAGGTTCCGGCGCAGTCATGCGTACCTTTTTTGACGTGAACAGTATTGAATGGTCTGCTGGCGTTTGTTCATACGTTACGGGCGGAAGCGCCGGAGCGTGGAACGTCGCTCAGGTTGACATCACGCACGGATTGCCAATCCAGCCGATGACGGGGGTGACGTTCGCCGTCAGCGCGGCGAGCCTGCCACTTCCCGCCGGCGCTTCGACCGAAGCAACGCTGTCGGCGCTAAACACAAAAGTAACGGCGTGCAACACGGGGGCAGTTGTCATTTCGGCGGCGCTGCCTGCCGGTTCAAACGCCATCGGCGGCGTCACGCAATCGGGAGTATGGAACGTCACGAACATTTCAGGGACGGTCAGCCTGCCAACGGGGGCGGCAACGTCGGCTCTACAGACCACGGGCAACACTTCACTGGCGAGCATCGACACAAAGACGCCGGCATTAGGTCAAGCTATCGCAGCGGCGAGCGTCCCCGTGGTGCTGACGGCGGCGCAGATTGCCACGCTTACACCGTTGTCTACCGTTTCAATTTCGGGCAGCGTTGCCGTCACGGGCACATTCTGGCAAGCAACCCAGCCAATCTCGGCGGCTTCGCTTCCTTTGCCTACGGGCGCATCCACGGAAACTACTCTATCGACCTTGAATGGCAAGGTGACGGCGTGTAACACCGGAGCGGTGACAATTTCGGCGGCTCTGCCGGCTGGAACGAATGTCATCGGGCACGTCATCAACGACGCAAGTTCCGCAGTTATTGGCCACGTCATCACGGATAGCGGATCGACAACGGCGGTTACAGGAACAGTCACCGTCAGCGGGGCAGTTACGCAGTCAGGGACATGGACGGTGGGGATTTCCGCAGCGCAGACCATTGCGGTTACTAACACCGGCACATTCGCGGTACAAGCTGCGCAGAGCGGGACATGGAACATCACCAACATCAGCGGCACGGTCAGCTTGCCGACCGGAGCATCGACGGCGGCGAAACAGCCGGCTCTTGGAACGGCGGGAAGTGCATCGACCGATGTTATCACTATCCAGGGTATCGCCTCGATGACGCCTTTGTTGGCAACTCAATCGGGGACATGGAACATCGGCACGGTAACAACTGTGACGACCGTTTCCACGGTGACGGCAGTTACCGCGATCACGAATGCGTTGCCAGCGGGGACCAATTTGCTCGGCAAGGTCGGCATCGACCAGACGACGCCGGGAACCACGAATGCCACGCAGAGCATCGCGGGAACTACGGGCGGCTATACTCCTGGTTCGTTTCTGTCAACTGCTGCCGTGCAAGCAACAGTCATCAAGGCCAGCGCCGGCAACCTCTACAAGCTGAATTTCACCAATATCGGAGCAACGCCGGTCTACGTTCGCCTCTATAATCAGACGACAACGCCAGCATCGACAGATACGCCTGTCTATCGCTTCACTGTTCCTGGCAATACGGCAGGGGCCGGCATCATCGAGACGTTCCCAGCTGGCTTGACGTTCGCAACGGGCATAGGGTTCCGTTGCACCGGCGCGATTGCCGACAACGATACAACGGTTCTTTCGGCGAACACCGTCATAGGCTCATGGGCTTTCAAATGATCCTTACGATTCTGGTTCCTGGCTTATTGATGGGCGGCGGTACGCCTGCGCCTGTCATCACCGGCCCGATCATCGTAGACGTGGCCGCATTTGCCAACATCGTCGATAATGCTTATTTCAACAATATCGTGGACGGGAGCAACTAATGAACGTGACGGCAACCACAACCGGCCAAAATCCCCTTGTTGTCGGCTCGATGGAAACCTTCGTGTTCAGCGGCTTCCTAAACGGTCAGCCGTGGGATTTGACTGGCGGCACGGCTACGCTGAACATGGTGGACGCCAACGGAGGTACGCACGCTTATTCCGTGCCGATCACGGGGGACAAGGTGCGGTATACTTGGACGGTCATTGCACCGGCTGGATCATGGCGTAGAAGCTGGACGTTGGTTGACGTGAACGGGCTTACGGAAGTGACGCCGCCTTATCCGTTCACGGTGATTACGAGTCCATAATTTTGCGAAGCGTGTTCGTGGTCGAATAGCCTGGCAGCGGTGGAATCAATCGCACTTCTTTGGCGTGTTCATCGCCGGCCCGATTCAGTTCGGGGAAATCCCCCTTCGTGCGAATGTCCGGCTTCAACAGCCGCATGATTTCGGACGGGTCATTTTGATCGAACGGCACAACCCAATCGACGAAGGAAAGCCCGCAGAGCATGGCAACGCGATCTGCAAGCGGTTGGATAGGCCGCTTCGGTCCTTTCAGCCGACGCACGCTTTCATCGGAGTTGACGCCGACAACTAGAACGTCGCCGAATTGCTTGGACTTTTCGAGGCAGTATAGATGATGCGCGCCTAGCAAATCGTAACAGCCGTTACTGAATACGATCCTGCCGGGGATGCTCTTGCGGAGTCCTGGCATGTCGGGGCCGATGAGGATTTTGCCGGCCAGTGGATCAATGTCGCGCTTGATTTCGTGTGGCCACGGTGGACGGCCATGCGGATATTGCACATAAACACGACCGGCTGAATGAGCGATAGTGGCGGCATCTTCAAGCGAGAGGCCGTGGGCGAGAGCAAGGGTTAGATGTGCCGCAAAGCTATCTCCTGCACCGATGTGGTTGACGCATTGGACATAGGGATGGGCTTTCGGCATATGCAAATCGACATCGTTGCTTATAACGGTCGGCTCATATTCGCCGCTGGTAATAACCAAGGTGTCATTTCTGGATGTTTCATAGGTATAAAAATGTAGGCGATAAGCCTTATTGCACTTGATGATTGCTCCCTTGTAAACTGTCGGCTCTCTCTTCGCGTCCGCTACGACCGGAATGCCGCGTCCGTTGGCGTAGGTGATGACATCGCGGATAAAGGCAGGCGTCCAGAAATCTTTCGCGTAATCACTTATCAGGCAAGCGTCTGGTTTGGCTTCCAGCAAGCGATCAAATTCTGATTTCTGATTCGCTTCGATTGAATTGGCTTCGCCAAAAAAATCTACGTCATGGCGAAAGAGTATTTTGTCATCGACAACAAAACGAGTCTTGATGTTTCGCTCTGGGCGTGGCGATCCCATTCCGAAGCGTCGGCAATTCCAGTTCTCCAATTGCCGCCATGCGTTCGCCGCTCCGCCCTCTGTGGCAATTCTGGAATCTTCTACGAACTTCATGGCTTGCTCTTGGCACGTTCCCAAGTGGCCGTGAATCCATATGTCCGTCATGCGGTCGCCTAGTATGGCAATGCGTTTCGGCGTCGTGCGGTCGGCTTCGATAAGCGTGTCGATTGGATTCATCGGCTCCCCTTGCGGATCAAGTCCAGAACGAGCCGGCGAACATGCGACGATGTATCCTCGCCAGCAACCGATGCAGCACGGTCGATTAGCTTACGTTCTTCTGCGGTCAGCATCGTGCGAAGGCAATTCGTTCGTTTGTCAGCCGGTTTTTTCTTTTGGCGTGCCATTGCCATAGATTAGCTAAATTTTGGGAAATCGTCAAGATTGATATTGCCGTAGCGAAAGTATGGCTATAGGATTCAATTATGGTTTTGGCGAATGTGTTGCTGAATGCGAAAACAAGAGAGCCAAAATCAGTTTGGCGGCGAGTCGAGGATTGAAACCGTCTCTTTCGATGTCGCCATTTTTAAACCAAGGCCGCGAATCAACACATGAAACCGGCTCGCGAATTGCGGCCAATTCAAACGAAAGGAGTTTCCAGATGGAGTTTCCTCAGAGCGTCATCAAGATAACGCAGCGTTGTGCCGCGAAGTTCCCCGACGATATTGACGCGGCAGTCGATCTTGCGGATAAGCAAGTCCGGAATCTGCCCGATTTCAAATCATTCGAGGCCGAATTGGTGCGTGAGGCAATCCGTGCCCGCGTACATGACGAGCGGCACATAACGAATCGTCAGATCAAGAACGATACGGGAGCGTACAGCAATCAATCGAAAATAGACCTTGCCGGGGCCGTCAACGATGCCTATGCGAGCGTTTACCTCTACTCGATTGCTGGCAAGTCGCTCGGCTCTGTCATGGGCAACGAACTTGAGAAGATCGCTGCCGACGAAAAGGAACTTATGGAAGGCCATCGGTTTAATGTGATGCTGACGACATGGCTCGCAACGCTTGTGCCAGAGGATAAGACGGTGCGTGAGTCCGTGCCAGAGGACAAGCTGCGGAGAGGATTCGAGAGGTTGCAAAAGAAGTCAGTAGGCTAATGACTACGCTCGTGTAATCGACCCAGGCGTTATTAACCTCTACTGACTTCTTTTGCACCTTCTTGACGAGATATCCTTTGAAACCGAGTGGCATCATGCCAAGAGAATCACCCAAACCGAAAGGAAACACCATGTCAATGCAGCCGAAACGTCCTATTGCCTTGATCGTCGATCAACTTGTCCCGCTCCAGCGGCAACGTAGCATCATCGTCAAAAGCCGCAACATGCAATCCAATCGCTTGCAAGCAATAGTTGCCGGTACGCTCGGCTATTGCACGACAATGACCAAAGAGGAACGAGCGAAGAAGTTCATCGAGGCGTCGGCTAAGATCAAGGCAATCGAGGAAGAGGGAGCGGACCATCCGCTCAAGCCCATCGTGCTGACAACGCTGATTGGCATCAATGCTTTTGAGGCGCAGAAGGATGCCATCGAAAAGAACATGCTCCAATATGCCAAGAAACTGCCGATCAAGGCATGGGTCGAGAAACCGGAGCAACGCGGTTTTGGCTTGCTCTTTCTCGCCATCGTCATCGGCGAGACTGGCGACCTTGCCAACTATGCCAATCCGGCAAAAGTATGGAAGCGGCTCGGTTGTGCCCCGTTGATCTTCAACGGCAAGACAGCAATGGGAGCGACGTGGAGGCGCGGCAAGGAAGGTAAATTGCCGTCCGAAGAGTGGGAGAAGTTCGGCTATTCACCTCGTCGGCGTTCGATTGCCTACCTGATCGGGGAAGGGTTAATGAAGCAAAATCATTCGATCTATCGGGCACGTTACGACGAAGCCAAGGCGACGTTTCAGGCGGCGCATCCCGATTACAAAAAGCTGCGTTGCCATTTGCACGGCATGTTGCTGGCGACGAAACTTTTCCTCAAGATGCTTTGGATTGAATGGAACGATCACCCGGCGCACCGTGGCTTGTAACCGAAGCGGAACGTGCCGGAGGCCCAGGGCGGATAGATGACGAGCGATCGGCTGAAATCGAAAGCGTGCATGTCATCATCCGTCATTTTTTTTTATTGCGTATTAGCGTTTCCGCCGTGTTCATCGGGCAAGATCGAAATATCCATAACCATTCGCCAGCATCGCGTTACCCGTTTTCCGTCCATGTAAAGCGTCGGCTCGATGGTCAAGAGTTCGCCAATGCCGCTCCCGCCTTTCTGGTAAAAGCGAAGCGTGAAAAGGTGCATCTCTCCGATAGGCACGGTCACGCCGTCGATGTCCAGCCTCATCGCGTCCATCCCCTAGCGTCAATTTCGCCAAGCAAATCGGCAACCGTTTCGCGTCCGTAAATTGCTCCGATGTACCGATCAGCCAACGCTGGATTAGTCCAGCTATCTTTCATCGCCTCATTGAACGAAATGAGCCGGTGCGGGTGAATGGACGCGCCGGCTCTGCGCCACCACGTTATCACGTTCATGCCGATGTAATGGCCGACGATGGCCAGACCGCATTGATACGAACAGAGTAGTTTCGCTTCCCGCAGAAAAGCGAACGTCTCGCCGATTTCAAACTTGCCGATCATGTCAACCCATTGCATTCCAGACCGCTCAACTTCTGGCCGCACAAACCGCTCCCAATAGCTACGGTCATACGACGCGCCGACAATCGCAATCTGCAAGCCGCGATCCGTCAACGCTTTGCCTAATTCAACCCATTGCCCAGGCGTCCAGAGCGAACCGCGATTGTGCCCCTCTCCCGTGTTCCCAGTCTCAGGGCCAAGATAGAACGCCGCGAACGGTTGCAATTTCTTCCCCGCTTCCGTCCCCTTCTCCGTACCGGACCAATCGAAACTGTCCATCGTTTTCCAGTCGATAGGATATTCCGGCAACCACGTCTCCAACCGCTCTCCCCGCTCCAAGGTAGCGTTCGGAATGAGGAAATGGTGATTCCCCTTCAACCCATCCGGCACGTACCGATAGCGGCCCTTGGCGTCTGCCGGATCGCTATGGTCGATCAGCACGGATACATCGAGGACCGCTGCCGAGCGAATGAAATCGAACCGCTTCAAAAATGGCAGCGCTCGCCTCTCGATTTCGTTGTTGGCATTGCCGCTGATAATCACGTCTATCGGCCTGCCGTTGGCAATCGCACGGATTTTGTGCAAGGCCCAAACGCAATCACCGATCCCGCTTGGCAGCACGAACTTGACCGGCCTTTGATTCGACGGGAGCGGACTGCCAATGACCTCGGCCAGCCACTTCTGCCCCTCTTGCACTAGCCCATGCTCCCCGATGTAGGTACGGTGGAGATAATGCTCCTTGAAGTAGTCAAGGATTTCCGGTTTGTCGCGGCATGGGTCCAACCGATCATGCGTGATCGGCAATAGGTGTGTCGTGTTCGGAGCCGGATCGTGAAATTGCATCGGGTGATGCCCGATCCAGCAATGCAACGAAGGTGTATCGGTCGATGACGAAATCTTGCCTGGCCCGCTGTCGATGCCGATGAACGCTTCGGCTTGTGAGATGAGGCAGGCAATCGTCTCCGCGTCTCCGCTGCCGAATCCCCCCCAGATGTCATCGGGAGAAACAACGGGGCAGAAAATGTCCCGTTGATCGTACACGGTACTTCGCTTGTCCCAATCGAGGATGATCGGCACGCGGCCAGCTTCGAGGATGGAATCGCATAATGCGGATACCTGCCAATGGCGTAGGTTTTTCTTGTGGCAAGAGGTATTGCCTTCGTAGTGCAGGACGACGGCGTTCCACTTCCACGGCTCTTTGCTCTTGCATCCAATCGAGGCGAGATATGCGGCGACGACGTTCATTTTCTCGATGCTTCGCGGGCACTCGTAGCGTCCTAGCGATGGATCGTAGTCGAGGCCGAACACATCCCGCAGGCAGTTCGTGACCTTGCTGTTTGGGCGGTCGGTATAGTATTGGCAATTTTCAAAGAAGGGAATCATTATCTTCGTGTTGTAATCGCCGGTTAGCTTGTCCTTGTCCGTGAAAACATTTCGGCAGACTCCCGCAAGGCACGTATGCTTGCCGTAGCCTACCTTCACGTCAACCGCCCAATCGGGACGGTATTTGCGGAGATGCTTGAGGACGACGGAAAGCTGCTGTACGTCGCCGAGGCCGTGGGGAAAGTCAAAGCAACACCGTAATCATGAATTCTCCATCTGTCGTTGCAGTTCACACATTTTAGAAAACGCCTTTTCTTTTGCTTCGCGTGCGTTATTGTAGGCGTCCTTAGCTGGCGTTCGTTCGTTCTCTTTGGCACGCCAAGCCGCTGTGCATTCGTCATCCAAGAGGCGATATTCTTTCCTGGCAGCTTGCCATTCGGCTAGTAATTGTTCAGGCGTCATAGCCATTTCTCCCATCCCTCATCCATCCACAATTCCACCTTGGCAAGTTCCGCGTTAATCTTCGCCTGCGTGCCCAGCGACACAACCGCATTTGCCAATCGCGGAGCCTCGATGTTGTCGTAGCCAAAATCTGCAAGGAACGTATCCCGCACGTCCAGGTGCAGCCGTGGCGTCTTGCCTACTTTCGGCCCTGCCGTGAAGCCAAGCGACGGCGTATGCAGAAACGGCGGGCCTTCCACGGCCAACGATAGATACCCATGCTGACCCATGCGTATGCCTAGATGCCCTTCGTAGAACGTGCAACCGTCGCGGAACTTGCCAACGGCTCGCCATGCGTCCATGTTGACGAGCATGAACGCGCCGGGATACCAGTCGCACTTTGCCGAGCGGAAACGCGGCCAGCGGGACTTGCCAGGAAACGTAGATAGCTTGTAGTTGTCGTGGTCCTTCACAAAGTTTTCGTCATGCTTGATTTCGGCGGGAATCTCCATCGCGTTTTGCATGATCTTCCGTGCAACAAGCGGCTCATCGGTCAGTTCTTCCGCATTCGCCAGCAATCCGCCCGCGATCCGTGGCCAGCACCAATAGCCGTCGTTCCAATCGCTTCCGTAGAAATCCCGATAGCCTTGCTGTTTCCACCATTCCATCGTCGATAGGTCGGACGGAATCACGCCGGCCATGCGGAGCGTCCAGTCCTGAATATGGGAGAATCCGGCCATGCCTACCTTGTGACCGTGCCAAGAGCGGTTGCCGATCTTGGCGATGAAATCCAGAGCGGTTTCGAGCCAGCCGACGCCGGGACGCAAGCCGTCCTCGATCAAGAAGGCCCACGGCGTTTGCACTTCCTCAAGAGCGGCATTCCACGAATACGAACAGCCATACGTCGGGCCGAGATTTTCTAGCCATAGCGCACCGTTATGAAGGCATTCTTTGTGCTGGTTGCACTTCATGGTTTCGTCGGCAGTCCCATCATCGACGACGATTTGACGAAAACGACGTTTGGTGAATCGCCGCAATTCTGCAAGCTGAGTGCCGAGATGCAAGGCGGAATCGCCTAGGGTGCATGTGCAGATTGTGACTTCATTTGCGGTCATGGGTTCTTTTTCCGCGATCTGATGGACCTCATTATTGATCTAACATTACAAGCAATTGAACGCTCAATAAATACAATTCCCCTCCCTGATCCGCCAAAGCAATCACCGTATGATGCCGTTACAGGCTCGTTTGCAGCAATAGTCTTGAGCATCACCTTTTTTAATTGATTGCAAAATATCCTTGCATCTTTAGTCGTCATGCGTTTTGTACAAGGCAATCCTATTCTCACGGCTTCCTCTCCACAATCTCAGGCTCAGGCGGCGGTTCGTCGTCGCGCGTTTTGAATATCCTGAACGTGACATCTTTCATGTTGCCGGAGCAAGTAGGTTCGGAATCCAGGGGTATGCCTTCCTTGCATTTTATGGCAATTTCTCTCGCCAGTTGTCGCCTTGCATCACGGGCAATCTGGCCTTCACCGAAATGGGCGACATATTCCTCCGTCAACGGCTTGTGGAGTTCCTTGCGTTCCGCATCCGTCAATGGCTTGTAGTTAGTTGTCGGAACCGCGTCTTTGTCTTTTTGGTAATGAATGAAAACTCCGGCCCTGATTTTCCCGGCGTCCGTGTAAAGACCATTCTCGAAATGAGCCTCTACACGAAGACCATGATTAACGGCATACAACATCGCTATCCGCAAACGGGCACAAAAGTCAAGCACTTCGATTTCGCTCATGGAAAATTCCGATCTTCAATACGTCGTGAAGCATGGATCATGCGGTTCGTCTCATGCAGCCGGCAGGCTACCTGGCAGCACTTATGCACAGGCACATCTTGCGGAGCCGCGTCAAGGATTTCTTTCAGCGTTTGCTTGTAGATATTGCCGAGCGTGAATCCTTCATGCTGCCTCATGTACGAACAAATATCTACGTTCCCGTCTTCCCAGCACATAGGTGAAAGATGGTATCCTTCGCATGTCGCGTAGTGCGTGCCATGCGGCTTGCGTGCTTCGTCGAACTTATACGCGGTGATATGGAGCAACGGATGCACAATGGACGGCGGCTCGATGTCCGTTGTCTCCCCGTGGAACTTCAAGGCCGGCCTGCACTGGACATACGAAACTTGGCACTCAACCGCCATCGCCAGCACGTCACGCAGATAGGCGTCATCTTGTGGGCCGCTGTAGTTGAACGCTATCCCAACCGTTTTGCACGTTCGCAACGCCTTGATGTAGTCCGGGCGAAATGGCTTGTCCGTCATCGTTACGCGGACCCATGCGAGTAATTGAGGATCGTATTTCGGAGCGGCGAGAGCGTTCGTGAAAAGCCCTTGCTCCAATCCAGCGTAGCGAGCGGTTTCAACGAGATGCTCGAAATGCGGATGCAACGTCGGCTCTCCACCGCCAGTCCACGATACGGACTTGATGCCTAGTTCTTGGCATTCGAGCAAGAGGAATTTCGCCCGCTCCGTGTCGAGCATGACGTTGCGATGATGACCTAGCTCGCCGGTATTCGCATAGAAACAGAAATCGCACGATGCTTGGCAAATACCGCTTGGAGATATTTCCAAGTTGATCGGGTAAACCCGCTTCCCGCTCATGTACTCCGCAAACTGCGTATGCAACGCCAGCTTGCTTTGCGGGGCCAGTCGTTTGTCAGCGTAGTCGTTCATGGCGGGTCCATGCTGCCAGAGGTTGCGCTGTTCGGCGTAGTAGCTGTATGCGGGCATCGTTAGGCGTCCACGATGATCGGCGTGTCGGCTCCGTCGTCATCTTCTTCGTCGGCTTCCTCTTCCGGTTCGGGGACGGTAACGGGCGTGGCGTGCATTGCCAATGTTCCTGCTGGCGTTATGTGACCAACGAAAGACACTCCGCGATAGGTTAGTTCGCTCTGGACAATGGGCAATTCTATCCGCTCTCGAAAGTACCAGACAATTTCCGCTCCGCGCGTTTGTTGGCACAATTCGACGCGATCAGGCGTCAAGCCGGTATGGTCCAGGAACGCTTTCGCCAAGCCTTCAAGCATGGACATTTTGGTGCGTATCGCTTCATCGCTCTTGTTTTCGCGATACGTTTGAGCGTAGTCCGGTTCCATGTTGTACTCGCCATACATGCTCATACCCCCATCCTTTCCAGCATTTGCTGTACGCGGGCCTTCGTCGTGTGATGCTGCCTAGCATGAGCGATGCACGCCAACCGCATCGGCTCAAGATCGCTTCGTAACGCTGCGGCGATCATGTCCGGCAAGCCCGATGCAAGCTGACAAGAGAACGACGTATCGGGACCAAACCACGGATCACGCTCCCATTGCGGCATTCCGATGAAAAACGGTATTGCCCCGCAAGCCACGATTTCAAACGCACGCATGGCCACGCTCTGCGCCGCCCCTGGTGGGCACAATCCTATCCTACTCTTGCGGAGCATATCGAAGTAGCCATCCATGCCGATGCTGCCCGTGGCAATCATCGAATGATGCTTCGTCCGCGTCTGGAACATGGGAGCGAGCATATCCCAACGAACTGGCGACGTATCGCCTGAACCGTCCACCGCTCCCGCGAAGAATAAATCCCACGGTCGATCATTGCTCTCCGCTCCATCGAACCATCGCTCCGGGGCTGCGAACGAAAGCGGCCAAACGCGAAGGAACGGATACCGGATGGATGGATCAATCTCGCGTCGGAAGCAATCACTAATCCGCATCCACGTTGGCGGTTCGTGATGCTCCGCTGCCGAGTCCCATCCTTCGACGTAAGCAATCTTCGCCCGTGGCTTCATGCGTTCGCGTAACTTGCCGGGAAGGGACCAATCGAAATCGCGGAGAAAGCAAGCGTTCAGGATCATCAAGTCGAAGTCGCCTTCATCACCAAGAATTTTCCCTTGCCGCGTGCCGCTGATTCGGGACATGGGATTCCAGTCGCCGCCCGCGTGAAGGCCAGGATTGTTCACGGCATCGTAGACGTTCTCTTCACCAAAGAGCGATTGTGCGCCGTCCCAAATCATCGAGGCCAAATAATCGCCCCCTCGATGGGTGACGAAAAGAATCTTCATCTCGCCTCCCTCTTTATTTTTGCCGCAATCGGTTTCCACTCTCCGCACCATTCGCTAAAGTTCAGAACCGCCCATCCGTGGTTTCCTTCCGGTGGGCAAGGATCGGGAGGATAACGTCGGCAAATACCATATTTCGACAAGAAGGTTACTCCGCAACCTGGCACAATTTCTTCTGGATACGGCTTTTCTTCCGGCTCACAGTCCTCCCAGAATCGACAGTTAAGGCATTGTTTTTTCACGATTTCGTCTCCCTCTTGATCTTCTCCGCAACGGCCTCTCGCAAGAGGTCCGTCGTCGTGCAACGCTTGCCCGTGCGGATCGTTCGCTGCGCCGCGATGCGTTCAATCGTCTTGCATGTTTCTTCCGGCGCGCGCAAGGCCAGGATTCGTGTTTGCTGTTTAACCGTTGCCATGTTTGACAAGAATACAGAAATGAAAGTGAGGCGTCAAGAGGAAATCACGTCTTGAGAATCCAATCGAACGTCACCGTGCCGGTCAGCCCTGCCAAGTAAACCACGTCGAACGTCGTCGTGGTTTTGTTCGTCACATAGAACGCCGCCGCGCTCAGCAGCGCCGTTGGCGTCACGTTCACCTTGAAAGTGTTCGCCGCCAATGTCACCCCTATTGTAACCGTGAACGTCGTGGTTGCCGTGCCAACTTGCGAGAAGCTGCCGGCGTAGAGGCCGATGGCCGTTGGCGATACTGTCAAGGTAAGCGCTGGCGCAGTTGTCGGGTTAGCCACGCTGCCACTGACGCCGTTGGCGGTGACGACGGAGACGGTTGTTACTGTCCCAGACCCGCCAGCAGCTACCCATTTCAGGCCAGTTGTCTGCGTAGAATCCGCCGACAGGACTTGGCCATTTGAGCCAACGCCGAGGCGAGCAATCGCGGTGCTGTAGGCCAACAAATCGCCCTTCGTGGTCAGCGCGGTTGAACTCACGAAGGCGCTGGTAGGTTGCAATGCGGCGGTTCCTAGCGTTCCTGCCATGAGTACCTCACGATGCCTGTTGAATAAATGTAATAGCGCCGTTGGTTATCGTGATCGTACCGTCTGTCGTCACGCCCAACCCAACCGTATAAGTTCCATCGGCCACGATTGGCGGAATGGCATGGCCAACGTAAAGACCACCGGCAAAATAACATCCGGCATACGTTTCCCACAAACCTTGTTGCAATCCGACGCCAAATGCCCCGAAAACGGCATAACAAGGATGGGTGTAATTGCTGGCGAATGCTACTACCGTTCCTGTTGTCGTGTCGAATTGAAGGCCAGTCGTGAATCCTCCCGAAGCGGCATCAGCATCATAGGCAGTTATGTATCCATCAGTAACCTCCGTGTGACTTACTCCAAAAGTATTCACTAATAATGCAAGGGCGCTTATCCCGCCTTCGTACCCTATAAAAGCATAGCTTCCGTCTGCCTCAAACACTGTCACGCTCTGATCCAAGATTTCCGTGTACGTTCCGGTGTAGGCAGCACCAATGTTGATATTGGCGTCGAATGTTTTTAAGCCGACAAAGAACTGCGCCTGATTGTTCATCGTTCCGATAGAAACTTTCGGCGAGGCCGGTCCTGCCGGCAATCCAGCGTTGTCAATCTGCGGAATCACAATCCATTGCGGGCCGAAATTCAAAACGCTGCCGAGACTGTCCCATGTGCTATTGCTTGGATCGACTGCGTTCGCATTCGAGTTTGAAATGTACTCGTTTCCGTCCGTCCACTTGACATGCTCACCCATCTGATATGTGCCGGCGCTCCATGCCGGGGCTGAGCCTGTGAACTCCACGATAGTCGGTAGCGTTGGACCGCCAGTAGGATTAGCGTTGTAAACCGTATTCAGCAATCTCAACAGTCTAAAACCGCTGAATGCCCATGTCGCAATCCCATTCTCGATCTCTTCGTAGACGGCGATATAGTAGCCAGGCGGAACCGTCGCCAGTCCGTTCATCTCTCTTGCTTGGATAGCAGCGCCAACGGCCCATCCGCCATTAACCAAGGATGTCAAATTGGCGGCGAAGAAATAAACGTCCGTGCCTAGATCGGCCCAATTCGGGCCGGCAACCGGAGAAATGCCCACCGTGCCATCGACCAAACAGCCAAAGGCATGATTAGGGGTTGCACCGTCGCTTACGATGTCGCCTTGGCCATACGTTTTACCGCTGTTATACGCTGGCGGCGGATTGCCTATGCCGGGGTAGACGTAGATAACGGATGAAGTCACAGCGTCCGTTGTCGCATACAGCGGCAAGCCAGCGTAAGAGCCAACCAGACGGGCCGTGTAAATATGTTCGATCAGATCAGTCCCGTTCGGATCGTACAAATAGCAATCTTCCCTATCCCGCACGGCAACCGTTACGTCAAGCTGTTGCTGCGTTTTTGCCGCAAAGACGTAATTGCCTTGGATGCTAGACGATGACGACGAGCTAGACGTAGGAATCGGCGTAGCGTCCGTGACGCGGATCAACTGCATCAAATGCGGGTAGATCGGGAACTGCGGCCCCAGGAACGGCGGTTGCAGGTTATCGCTTTTCATGCGGATAGTTTACGGTATTCCGATAGACAAATGCAACCTATTTCGGCAGAATACGGGCATGGACGGGAGGGCAAGCGATGGGACCGCGAACCAAAGAGCATCCGACAACGGCAAGGCGCGGCTGGCGACCTTGGAGAGCAACTAAGGAATTGAGCATTTCACCGTTCCCGTCGTTTCCGCCACAACGGTATCGCCACGTCCAGGGCCGCTTCATAGGCGCGCTGGTAAACGAGCGCCGTCACTTCCTCATACATCGCTTGATCGCGCGGTAAACTGTCCAGAGATGCGAGCAAAACCTTCGTGCGTTCTTGACGTGACCATTTCCAAAGCGACGTGTCCCCGATGCCGTTAGCGACAGCGCATTCACTAGCACGTACCCATGCGAAATCGGGGCAATTCGGCGGGCGCATCATATCGCCCTTGGTGAAGTGAAGGACAGCCCCGGTATCCTCTCAACAAGAGAGCCGGTCCCGGAGCGTCTACTCGGTAGGAAGTAGTTTACTTCTTCTTCGGATCTGCTTTCGTCGGCGGCGCAACCGGCGCGGGGATTGGCTCGGCTGGCGCGGCACACGCACCTAGCGAAGCGTGATGGTCGGCGGCGCGCTGGTGATGCTCCGCAATCCACTGGTGCAGGCGCGGGAACAGGACGGCGCGGCCCTTGCGGCACTTCGCCTCGACATCGTTGGTGTTGACGAAGTGAAACAAGAGCGCCGCCAGCAATACGAACAGGAATCTCACGATCATGTCTAACTCCTTTGAAACGGGTTACAGGACTTCCACGAAACTACCTGAGCCTTCATTATATCGGAAAGGCCGCAGCGTCACCTTGCCGCCGTCAATCTCGACGACGTTGAGCCAGTTGCCGTTCTCGCTGCGCTGCATAGTGCTGCCACAGCATAGGACGGGGACGCCTGCGAACTGCTTGACGCGGCTGGCTTGATGCGTGTGTCCGCAGATGATCGCGGACGGCATTGGCGTATCATAGTGCCCCACGTTGGATTTCAATTCGTCGGCCAGTAATTCCTCGTTGAGCAATGCAAGCGTTTCGTCGCTGCATCCAGGCTCGAAATGAATCGCCCATAGTAATACGTCCCCACGCTGTACGATTGGCCAACTCTGCTCATGCAGCGCCTCGATGGTCTCTTCATGAACCCGCCCGCGTCCCAGATGACCCACAAGAAACTCGTCGCCTTGGTCCCCAGCTTGCAGCGAGAGGTCCGCTCCGATCACTGTAACGCCGCCACCGCTCCACAACGTCTGGACGCCCTGGCCGCAAGTCCACGACCGGAACAGTGTGTCGAAGTTGGAGCATCCTGGTTGGTACAGCGTCGATTCGCCTTGAAATCGGTCGTGGTTGCCTGGCATGACCGCGACGGGCGTAAACGGTGCTAGTTCATCAAGCCAGTTCTTCGCAATGAGAAGGTCCGACATCTCGCCGGTTGTCGCCAAGTCGCCGGTGACGATAATGGCGTCAATGTCGTGCGAATTAGCATCGAACCATTTTTCTACTGCCGTTGCCAACACCGGCGAATGGCTCCCCAACAGGCTGTCGCGGCGCATCAGGCTTGCGAACAGTTCCAGTCGCTCGACGCCCTGCGCAGCGTGCAGCTGTTGCAGCACGTCGGGCAGGCCGTAGCGGTTGGGCGTGACGGCCATGTGGAGGTCGGAGAGTTGGAGGATGCGGACGGTCATCTTTTATCCCACTGAAATAACACGGACCCATCGCGGTGTATCTGTGCCGCCAGATGCTTTTTGCCATTGCCACCACTCGGCTAAAACAGGCGGTGAGGTTGTTGACTGAACTTCATACCGAATTGGCAAGATATAAAGGTCTGGCTCACATTCGACGCATCCTGTAATTGAAATAGGCTCCATCACGCCTCCTTGTTACTCGCTATGGCCGCATCGAGTTCCGCCTCGGACAGCGTGCCATTACTGCCGATCTTGGCGATGATCGCGTTAGCGTAACCGCCCTCCATGAATCGCGGAGTAACTTGCGCCGCTATTAGCACTTCCATGACTTCGGCCCCGCCCATGCTACCGTTCGGACAGAACGCCACGTAGCAATCATGCACCGAGCCGTTGTAGGGCGGGGCGTTGATGAGGTCTTGGACTGCTTGGATAATTTCAGGTTGATTCATCGCCATCCTCCTTCACAGGCTTGGCCTTATGCACGCCCACCACCGAATCCACCGCTCTGTCGCAAACGTCAGACCAAACCTGCCACGCCTTGACCTTCTCGGCGTACAGCACCGGCAACGTCTGGTTGATTATGTCCCCAGCCGGATCGTAAGAGTCGTGAGCCACATTCACGACACCAGCGTCGCTCGGCACTTGCTCGTAACCCCCGTCAGATCGACGTTGATGTACGTCCCGCCAACCCTCACCACGCCGACACGCTCGGACGGGATGTAGTACCCTTCCCACGCCGGCGCTCGCCACTCGTACCGCACCGCAGAGCCGAACGTCGTGGCTTGCGATTGCGGCAGGAGTAGGAAAAGCAGCAGGATGTAGGTCACTTCTTCGCCTTTCGTGGCTTGTTCATGGCCGCTTGCCGTAACGCTATTGCAATCGGCAGTCGATCCCAAACGTCTTTTATAAGAGTCTTGGATAGCTCCTTGGCGATCCGATCTGCCGCTGCGCAGGATGCCTTCATTGGGCAATCACATACTTGACGCATCAGGATTCGGTTTCCCCACCAAACTTGCATAGCTCGATAGGGACGAATACCGTGTGTGAATTTGGGAGATCGCTGTCAGCGTCAAGAACATTGCTGAACCTCAAACCTTTGCCGGCAACGAGCCACGCAGCTTGTTCCGCCATTTGGTCGCGCAAGTCGTTTATTTCCGTGGTCAGCAGCTCGATGCGTTTTTCGTTACCGAGCAGCCGATCAATGAGTGCTTTCACGAATTTATCGCAGGTCACTTCCGCGCCACCAAGTTTTGCTTTTGCCATTTTTTCTCCTGATGCGTCAAGTATGTGATTGCCCAAGTATGTTATTGCCTTCGATTGGCTTGCCTTCCACAAAGCAAGGAATCTTAATTCCGACGATCAACTCAAAATCGGCACATGCTCCATATTCCACGTCAACCTTGACAGGGACTTGCCCACCGTCATGCGAAACGAGCAGAATCCCCTGGGCGGGACCGAAGAATTGATGCTGCGCAAGGAACGGGATTTTCTCGTACACGGTCACATAGGCGACCCGGATGTTGCATGTTGCGGCCTCTGGAACAAGGCCGACGACAGTTCCAACGAACTCTCTGAGTTCACCGTCCTCGTCAGAATGTTGTCGCGGGCAACGTAATCACCGCACTGGTCCGCTATCTGCGCACACGCTTCCCGCTCGGCAAGGACGGCATGGCGAATGGCGGCGGCGATTTCGTTCCTGTGATAATCAGCTTCCTCTTTTGTGCCTAGGTCCATGCCAGTACAAAGAGGAAGTATCAATAGCGCTCGTTCTTCTGGCGTCATCGTTCTACTCCTTGGGTTAAAGACACCGCTCCCACCGATTCTGAGCGGCGTAGATCGGGGCGCATTGACCCCGCCGCAGCGGGAGCCAATGCAGGAAATTCCTCGCGGGTGAGTCGGTTCCGATTGTCATGGTCTGGTTTTTTAGGGACGTTGCCACGATTCCTCCGTCACGTCCTGTCGATGATCGGGCCGTATTGAGCCTTACCCGATGCACCGGGGCGAATCAAAAGCAGTGAGGTCGAATCTTTGGGCCTAGACCACGGCTGACGGCCCTTGCCGCTTCCTTCGACGTTTTGCGGCTTTGCCCATCCTGGGGCTATGTCGTGGAATGGAATTGCGTTCCGACGTGATTCGTATAGAATGGATTCGTCGGTACGCTTTTAGGGGCGAGCGGTCATCTTGTCGAAAGAATCCGCCGCCCCGCTTTCATTTCACTCCGGTAGATTACCCACAAGCCGCAAGTGTGTCAAGGCGGGTTTTATTTTTTTCTTCCGCCGCTCGTTTATCCAAGCATTCGTCGCAATGAATGCCGCTCCGTTCGCTTCGTGGCTCCCCGCAGCGTTCGCATCGTCCCGCTTTCCGCTGCGCAATCTGCCAGCGCCGTTGTCGGCTAAGTTGCTTTTTCATAGCCTGCCCCTTTCAATTCGTCGCGTTTCTTGGCCGCGTCACTTCGCTTCCATGATGTCCACAATCTCCCATTCCTCATCGGGATCGCTGCCGATGTCGTAGTTTTCCTGTTGAAACTTGAAGCCAGCTTCCGCTTGTTCCAGCGTTGGCCAGCAGAGAAACGCCCCTGTATCGCCGTCCTGGGTGGGTAGGAGGCGGAAGCCGTCGCTTACTCGTTGGATGCAGTACATGGATTGCCCTCCGCTTTCTTGCGTTCTCTGGCCAGTTGTTTGGCGCTCTTGGTTGATGTAAGATGCCACGACTTGCACAAGTGGCAAAAGTAATACTTGAGATATTTGCCGTACATGGCACTAAGACGGTTCGCTTCTTTGGCAACCTGCGATTGGCTGTCAAAGCACGTTTTACCATCCTCTCGGCAGATAATCCGTGTTGCCATGCTCACCGTCCTTTCAGTCGTGAATGACGCGATTTCTCACCCTAACCCGTTCGATACACGCCCGACATTTTCCCTGCGTCGCCTTCACCGTCGCCAGCTTGATCTCTCCCCCGCGTAGCAGCTTGCCGCACAGCGTCTTGCTATGGCCTTCCTCCGTCTCGTAGAGAACATGCGCCGTGCCGCCGTGGACGAGCCAGCGGGTTTTGATTATCTCGCCTTCCCTTGGCATGACTTCTTCCCTTTCGTCTTAGCCCACCGTGCATTGACCGCGTTGCGAGCGATTTCACGCCGCCGCTTTTTCGTCAACTTCTTGGCACGGGCAAGCCCACCGCGTCTGCCCATTTCCACCGCTGCCAGTAGCTTATTCTTGTCGCTATGTATCGTCAAGATCAACTCCGGTTAAATTTCCCTGATCGTAATGCCATGCACCGCCAGCATGAGCTTTCGCTTAATCAAATAGGCCGGCGTCCGCACGCCCTTCACATCCTCGACGATCCATTCGGAGCCGCCATGAAGGTACTTGAAGTCGGCTCGGTAGGAACACACATTGATGCCGTTCACGACTAGCCGATACTCCGGTTGGCACGTCAGGCATTTGATCTTGCCAGCCGACTCCAACAGGCACAATTCGCCGTATCTCTTCGCTTCCTTCTTGGAATCGAAAGTCATGTTGCCAACCGTAGTTCTCACGGCCCCGTACTTGTGCCGCTTCGGAGACGGGCCGACGATAACCCCGCCGCAGAGTTTTCGTATCTGCCGTTCCGTGTTCGGAGAAATCTTGCCGAAGCGACTCATTCGATTACCCCCGTTCCGCCGCAAATGTGGCATTCGCAAAGTCCATCCCAACTCTCCCCGGTTCCTTCGCATTCAGGACATTCATCGTCATCATCGAAGATCGGATCATCGTCATCATCGAACTCCGGGTCGTCATCGTCCCATTCGTCATCGTCGCTCATAGCTTACCAGCCTCTCTAAGCTCGCGCTCAGCCAATTCCCTTGCACTCGGCAACAGCCCCACGATCTTCTCCGCAATCCTCTCCGGTGAATCATCCCGATCAAGCGTGTATCGCACGAAGTTCACTACGTCGGCTATCGTTGTCGCGTCGTAGCCTTCCCGCTTGGCAACTACTCCAAGCAGCTCCGTTCTCGACGGCATCCCCTTGGAGTGCGAAAGGGCATGGCACGGGCAGATCATCATTGGCGTTGATCCAAGCGAAACCATGTTGCACCGTAGATCGCTCGCACCTGCACCACGGCCCCACAAATGAGCGCCTTCCCGCTTACGGCAGAGCTTATTGCACCATTCGCATCTTCCTGGCAAAGCAAACTCGCGTCTCAGAGCGTGATTGACAACCTTCACGATACTCTCCAATCCACGGGCACGTAAACCGTCCAACCGCTCCGCTGGCTGCTGAATATCAACGTGCTGTTGCCATTGATAGCGGCCTTCTCAGAGCCAGCGATTATCCTAGCAACGGCCACGGCTTGCATTCCGAACATTCTCCAAAGCTGATCCCATGCTTCCGGCTCCGTGAGCAGGTCGGGGAACTGGACTAGGAACCGATAGCCGTTGGGTGCATTCATTCGCCTGCCTCCCCGCCAACTATAATCGGCTCCCCAAATATCGGCCACTACCTCATGCTCCATTGCCACGAAACGATGATCGGGCGATTCGCCATCATGGACAACGCTCTTCCTCTTGATCTTCCTCTTCCTCTTGATCTTCCGCGTGCTTTGCAAGGTCGCTCAACTTGTCCTTGATCTTGTCGATGATGCTATCGACTTCGCGGCATAGATCGCGGATTTCTTCGCAGCGAACATGCGTCCGTAGTTTCATGCCGCACCCCTTGATTTAAGCCCCGCAACCCTGGATTAGCCGGTTGCGGGGACAGTCCGCCACAAAGCGGATTGGTTCAATCACGCGCACGCAACGCCTTCTGTTGCTCTTTGTTGAACTCGCGCTGATATTTGCAGACCACCGTGAACCCCGCAGGCAAGAGGGCCGTTCCATGCGTCGGATGCAGCACCTTGCGCGCCTTCGTCAGCACAAGGCACGGACCATCCAACGATTCCTCATCCCACTTCGCGGGTCGGTACATCTTCACGCCAGCGAGCGAATCGAGGCAATGCCGTGATCCTTCCGTATTGCCCGGCACAAGTTGCCGGTCGGCCTTCGTCGGCTTCGTCACTTCCGCGTAGCCTTTCGGCACGTCGGCGACTATGACGAGGTACAAGTCGCCTTGGCGAATTGTATCTCCCGCAACGCACGCATCGGTAAACGCGATTGGCATTCCAGGCTTGACTTGCTCGATTTCTCCGGCTTTGATCTTGGCCGCATGATTCACGATCTTCTCGATTGCAGTTTGCATGGTTCAATCCTTTCACGAAGAAGCGATTATGTTCACCTTCATGTCTTGCGGGCCAAGCCATTTCTGTGCTTGCTCGCAACTCCTGACCTCGGCTGGAACGCCCAGCACGAACGGCCTACCAGTAGGACACGTCACCGCCAAAACTTGTGATCCATCTTTGCACCGGAATAACGCCTCAAGCGTGCCATCAACGGCGTTTTCTCGTTCATCGACTGGCGAGAGTCCGGCGTCTTTGATGTAACGTGGCCAGCCCATGAAGTCGATCATCACGCGGCGAATTTCTGTGTTCTGTTCAGCGTCAACTTTCTCTACGGTGATCGTGTGCTTTTCTTCGACGATCCATGCTGGCACACGAACGCCATGAACTGCATAGATAGCCCAGCCGTCAGGATAAGCAACCGCAGGACCGGATACGTCATGCAACCGTCCTGATTCGTCTCGTCGCAAGATATTGTGACGCTCCGACACCCAACAGATTTTTTCATGCGGCAACCACCAGCCAGCGTGCATAGCAAGATCGGTCAATGCGGAGATTTTATCCGTCTCGGTTTTCAAATCAGTAACTTCGCGGAAGTATTGATAAAAAGCTAACCAATTAGCGTCATGCTGGCCGTAACCGGAATCCCCCACGGAAGCCCTCACGGAATCCCCCACGGAAGCCCACACGGAAGCCCCCACGGAAGCCCTCACGGAAGCCCCCACGGAATCCCTCACGGAAGCCCACACGGAATCCCTCACGGAATCCCCCACGGAAGCCCTCACGGAATCCCCCAC